TGGAACGTTTATACGGAGTAGTTACTTTTCTTACGTTATCTTTCCGTGACCGCACTTGTGATCCTGCATAGAGAGCCTAATGGGAGTCGAACCCATAGTCACGGTTTTGCAGACCGTAGCCTTTACCCAATTTGGCCATAGGCTCATTAAGAGTTTGTGTCGCTATCTTCACAGTAGCCTGAGCAATAAACTTTATCCAGTTCTTTGTTTAAAAACCAACCAGCGTATCTCTGTTTATATATGAAATTGTTTATAATCTCCGCTTTGGATGGATTTAACGTAAAGTAATCAGTAAAGTGTACAACTTCTCTACAGTTAGGATTGTCACACGACACAACAACGTTCATCTGAATTTTTATCATGAGTGCTCCTTGTGCTTCTTGTAGGAATCGAACCTACATCTTGGTTGTTACATTAGTCATGAATGTTCCAGTTAGGGTACAATTAAGTTGAGCTTCTGGAGGGACTTGAACCCTCATTGTCCAATTATGCACATTTAGTTTAGGAAACTAAGCCAATACAGAAGCAATAGGAGACAACAGTGAATAAATGTAAACAATGTAATGCTGATACTACCAATCCCAAGTTTTGTTCTAGAAGATGCTCTACTATCTTTAGTAACAAGAATTCACCAAGAAGAAAGAGAACTAATAGATGTTCATGTGGAAACTTAATTCTGTCAAACAGGAAAAAGTGTAGTGAATGTATATCTAAAACTAAAAGCGACTATTTGAACATGACATTAGAGGAATACTATAATAGACCTTTTATGATAAATAAACATCCGTCTTGGAGATTTGACAGAGTTAGACAATTTGCAAAGCAATGGTTTCCAGAGCTCAAGAAAAGGTCGTGCTCACATTGCGGATACTCTAAACACGTTGAGATTTGTCATATAGTGCCCATAAGTAAGTTCGAGAAAAGCGCAAAACTTTCCGAGGTGAATTCAATAAACAATTTGTTAGTTCTTTGCCCTAATTGTCATTGGGAGTTTGACAACGGTTTGTGGTTGTTGAGCTAAAGAAGCAATTGAGGAGTGGGAGGGAATCGAACCCCCAATTCTTTTTAGGGAACTACGCTTTTCAAGAGCGTTACACACGCCAATGTTAGCCACTCCAAACTTACTCTAAAGAGAGTAAGTAGTTACTACTGGGTTCTGAACAGGGGCACGTACTTGTGATACAGCTGACACAGCCAAAACCAAAAATCTATATCCGACGTTCAAAGAAGCCAATCTCTGAGACTCGTGTAAAGCCTCTGCATAACTTCCGTGAATTCTAGGTCTTTTAGACAAGCTAAAATTCCCTGACGGATCTACACTAACTACGATAAATTGATGTGAATGAATCTGAGTTCTAAACATTTTTTTTTATCCTTTCTTTTTTTAATTTACTTAGGCGCACCTGGTAGGGCTCGAACCTACGACCACCCGCTTAGAAGGCGGACGCTCTATCCACTGAGCTACAAGTGCTCGATTAGTTTAGTAAGGAACTCTCATTAGCAACGATGCTAGAAAAGCTAATGCACCGACAACTACACTTATAAGAAACAGTAAAACAGTTGTAGTAAGCCCCTCATTGCTAAATCCTTGAGATTTGCACTTCTTTGTCATATTTACGCAACTCCTTTGCTCCATTGAAGTCAGTGCCTTCAGAGATTACTTTAATAACTCTTTTGTACAGACCTGGTTTTTCTTTTACCTCTTCATATTCAAATTTCCAAACTTTGTACATAGAAACTCCTTTCATTAATCAAAAAGTGTTTATTATTTGTATTAAAAAAACTCGCCATGTTCTAGGAAGAAATCGTTATTTCGCATACCTTCCATTTCTTTATCCATATACTTAATGAGCTCTTCGTACACAGCTTCCGTCACTTGAAACCACTCAAGATTATCTAAGCACCAGACTATGTATTTGAAATCATCGTATATGACATCTTCTAGAGAACTACCTTTGTACTTTCCAAAGGTAAATATGTCTTGCATGTCGTATTTCTTTTTGACTGCATCATCGAAACTAAATTGATTCATTATTTAACCTTTCATAGCGGAAGATAGAGGAGTCGAACCTCTGCTACCTTTTATAGTAGGCTAGGATTTAGCAAATCCGCACATTGCCTCTCTGTCAATCTTCCATATTTACTTTGTAAGACAGGTTGAGTATAATCCAATCGTCTATACAGTTATGCTCTGTAACCATAGGAAGCTTTCCAAGCTCGAACATCTTCTCACTCCAGAACGGATAATACAAACACAATATCTCATTCTCAGTTTGTTCTACATGATGATTTCCATAGTCTACCCCATCTATCCACAATGGCTCATCATAAGCCCATACTTGATTTGGATTTCCTGTGCATATTTGCATGATACTCCTTACATAGCTACCCTCTGAGGACTCGAACCTCAAACCTCGAGCTGGTGACGTAGGAATCGAACCTACAGTCTATCGGGTCAGAGCCGATTGCATTTCCTGTTATGCTAGTCACCAATGATTCTTGTGCTTCTTGAGCACTTTCTACATAGTTTAACTTCTTTGTGACTCTTGATAGATATTTCATTTCCACAGTTGCTACAGTACTTATGCTTAACTTCTCTTTTAACATTTCTTCCAGAGAATGTTGCTGTCTGGGAGTTGCAGTTTGGACATAAAAATCTTAGATTCTGTATACTATGGTCATTATTAATTCCATTTATGTGATCTAAAACAAGCGTCAAGTCGTGCCCGTTCCATAGACCTCCGATACCGCATATACTACACTTATACTCCAGTAAGCCGTTATCTATTATAGCCCTCTTAGCAGTAATCCTTGGGTATCGTGAGTTCTTCACCAGCACTTCTTTTACGTCTACTGTCTTTTTGAACAATTTTAATCCTTTCGATTGAGCTAGGGGGTAATAGGCTCACGAGGAAGGATTTGAACCTTCTGCCTTCCGGTTAACAGCCGGATGCCCATGCCATATGTGCTTCTCGTGAATATTAAAATTAAATGTCCCCTTCCAAAGTCCCCAAATAGTAGCAGGCCAACATCAAATGCTCTGGATTATCTAAATCCAATTTCATACCAAAATAAGTAGAACCTTCTATCCTCTTCCTAATTTCTTTTACTACTCTCTTGATTATTTTTTCAGCTTCTTCTTTCTGCATAGGAACTCCTTTCTACAAACTATCGCTACTTTAGTCATACTAAATAATTACATCGAGATTATATGGCACTGACTTTGTGTAATCTCCTTTATTGTTTATAACAGGATAAATAGAAAAGTCAAGCCCGTCATCGTAAAGAATATGAAAGTCATACATTCTATTTTGAAAGGAGTATGAAAACCATTCATCTATATCTTCATACGTGTAAACGTAAGAATCCTTAGATTCAAGGTTTACAATTATGATTTTTCTTGTGAATGGATTTATGGCCACGTCGAACTCTGCATTTGCGTTATTAAAAAATCTCATTTTTTTCTCCTCTTCTATGGAAGTTTATAAAGAATGTCCATTATAGAAATGACTATAGCTATTAAGCTAACTAAGAGAGCAGAATTTATAACAGCTACAATAAAGCGTCTTGGACGATTTGATTTTGACATAGAACTCCTTTTGTTTTAGGTTGGATAACGAGAGTCGAACTCATGTTTTCTGGTTCACAGCCAAACGTAATAACCGCTATACTATACCCAACATGTTAGAAGTGTGCTTAATATGTACTAGCTATCTACATAACTCTTCTCGATTTCACACACTTCTAGTCCTCTCTAAGGGATTTGAACCCTTGCTCTTCTCCTTGAAAGGGAGACGTGTTAGACCAGCTGCACTAAGAGAGGATAAGGTAGCGTCATTAAACAACCTCTTCACATCACCATCTTTGAATGCCGTTGCTGTAATGACTATTATAGTTATGGTGAACTACTACACTACCTAGTGCTTCCAAAGGGACTCGAACCCTTGTTCATAGGTTGAGAACCTATTTTCCTAACCTCTAGAAGATGGAAGCGCATGTTGGAGAAGCCTCTTAGATGTCTTTCACATACATAACTATAAGGACATGCATATCCAGATAGTGCGGGACGGCAAAGTCTCCAACTAGCAGGGACTAAAAGAATCGAACTTATATTTCATGGGTCAAAGCCATGCGTAATAGCCATTATACCAAATCCCTATTTTCCAAGTACTCATTGTAGTGCAAAATTGAGTGACAGTTTGCGCACAGTACCTCACATTTTTCCAACTCAAGTTTTATCCTTGTTTCAGATGCCTCTGCCACTACAGCCGTAGCGACATTGAATTTTTTAGAGGTAGTATCTTTATGGTGAAGAATCAAACATCTAAAATCATTTACTCCACACATATAGCACCCGCGACTGGACTTGTAGTTATTTATAAAATCCTGCATCGCATGTCTTTTATTCTTTCTATCCGCTTTTCTACAGTGAAGACACTTTTTTCTTCTGTACGCCTTTCCATTAACTACACCGGCGGTTTGGAATTCAGTATCGAGCCTATCTTTTTTGCAATACTTACAGATCATAAAGCCTTTCCATTTGAGCTAGAGGATATTATTTCTATTTATTGATCGGATTCTTCTTGTTCATCGTCGCTACTGATTTCTTCGTTAATAGCGTCGATTAGTTCCTGTTCTTCTTCAGGAGTGCCTACGATAATTTCTTCATCATCTGGTTGCATAAAAGTCTCCTTTCTTTGATTATAAACTCATCGCTGTAACCGATATTACTAAGGGCATTACAATTAACCCAACGGAATTGAGTAGCCTCGGTAGGTAATTTAACCGCCACCTCATGGTTGATGAGTATGAGCTCCGTCTGAGAATCGAACTCAGTTCTGATGCTTACAAGGCAACTGCATCGCCAGCAATGCTTACAGAGCTAGCACACTAGAATTTCTTAGTAGTGCTGAGATAAAGGCTCCAGATGCGATCTCTGTCCTCTTTTGGAAAGTTTACAAGAGCTTTTGAAAGAGCTACTTTTCTTCCAACAGACTTCTCAAATCTGTCTTGTTTTGAGCAGAAGGCTACCGCCTCTACTAAGACTTCTTCACCCTTTTCTACGATACATCGAGTTACCCCTTTGTACGGGTTTGTAACCTCTCTGCCGTTTACAAGTGTAACTGCAAAGCCTTCCTCTTCTCTATCGTGCTTGAAGAAAATATTCAGACCATTAATTTTTTAACATAGTTATTATATCACCTTTCTAGTAATTAAGTTGAAACCGTCTTTCTTTCGTCTATTCCAGAGCCGATTGGAAATCCTTCTACCAAGTCCTTTACTGCCTTAACTATGTCATCCGATGTAGCTAACTCAGGATTTAAGTTAAGTAGTGGGCAAATGTCTGCTTGAAAGTTCTTCAAGCCCATAAACATAAAATCAGAAAGTTTTTCCATGAAATTGAGATATTCTATTACCTCAATATTTGTGAGCACTTTTTCTGTAGAAGTGCCGTCTAAAGTAGTTGACACTACGATAGATCCCTCGCTATTTGTTCTCCAATTATTCATAAACTCCTTTCCGATTACCCTTGACAAAAAGCACAAAATGTGCTATAATAGGGCTAATCAAGTTTATTGCTTCATCAAACTTATACCCCTATTATACACCGTAAAGCTGATGGTGTCAAGGGCAGTACATTAGAATAACATTAGAAAAGGAAAAATGTTGATGTCAGATACAAAAGAAGTAGGTTATAAACTAAGAACCAAAAAGATAACAACCCCTAAAAAACTACCCACAGAACAACAGGTTAGGGACACATTCCACACACCGAGATACGCAACAAATCTATTATTACCTTATATACCAACAGAATATATTTGGGAATGTGCGGCAGGTGCTGGAGATATAACGAGGGCTTTACAGTCTGCAGGTAAAACAGTGTATTCTACCGACCTATTGCCTGACGAAAAACGCGGGGTTTTCAAGTCAAATTTCCTAACAGATGAGATTCCTGATGCTATAAATTCATGGGCAAAAGAAGGTAGAAATTTTTCAATAATTACAAATCCGCCATTTAGCATTAAAGAGCTCTTCGTTGAACAATGCAGGGAATTGGGAGTTCCTTTTGCCCTGCTAATAAACGCAGACTACTCTCAGTGGAGTATTGATTTAGTTAGAGACGGATGTGAAAAGATAATTCCAACAAGACGGATTTCATTTATCACTCCTAACATCTTAAGTCGTATACATGAAGGTCAGGTATGGAAACAGTATTCAAAAGATATGGGGAAAAACCTACAGTATGAATCAGTAGCCGATATCAAAGAGAGAGCTCTTCCTTACTGGGACGAGATTATGTCACATTATCATCATGTAGATAATTACAGTTCAGTTAGTGACGTTCCAGGAAAAATACTGAAGAGTTACTCCTCTAGTCAGTTTCACAGCATGTGGCTAACCTTCGGATTCGGACTTGGAAGATCTGAGACTTTTGTGGAACTTCCTTTATCAGAAATGGAGAACTTTTAGAATGACAGACGAAGAAGTAGTAAGTAAAATTACTGACAAAGTAAAAGAATTGCAAGAATTAATTAAGATTGCAGAGAAGCAAAACATAGATGTTGGAATAAGAACTGTGTACTTTCCAGGCACTCTGGGAAGCAGAGGTTTCAGCAAACTCTATATAACTGCCAATAAGCGTCTTACACCGACAGAAGAAGAGCCGAGCTACTCAATAACGTATACGGGAGCAAACTAATGGCTTTAAAAGTTAGACCTGGTGTTTGGTCTTGTGCAGAGTGTGGTAAACTTTATCCAGACTCAGCGAAGGCAGACGCCTGCAGAAGCAGTCACTCATTAATTTATGTAGGCTTTACAAAGGAAGATTTGAACAGATTGCTTAATTTTATTTATCTGAAAGAGGAAGCCCTTATTACGGAGGACTTAGTGAAGAAAATATCTTCAGCTCTTAGGAGGCAGATATGAAGTCAGGCATAAAGTGTCCAGAGTGTAATAGTTGTTTGGATGTTATATGGATAATGCCAAACAGATTTTATCATTGCTGGCTGTGTAAAGATTTTTATAATAACATAGACAAGAAAATAACTAAGATAAATATAGAGGAGACCTTGGGTGTGCCAAAGGAAAGTTTGGAATCCCTGCTAGAGAGTTACTATGAAAACTATTAAAAACTCTGAGAACTACGAAAAGATTAGAAAGAAGAAACTTGACAAAAAGAAAACCAATGACATAAGAAAAAGTCGAAGGGATAAGGAGGTTAGGCGTGAGCAAAATAACTCTCCTAAACGAAAATAATTTAGAAGTTATTCCTTCTATCAGAGAATCTGAGGAAAAGTTTAAATTTATTTATGCAGATATGATTTATGAAAACACTGACTTTTTTTGGATAAAGTCGAGTTTGCCATTATTGGATTCTGGGGGAGTGTTCATAGTACAAACCGATTACCACACAGTCTCAGAAGTAAAGCAGTACATGGACTCTTTAGGTCTTAGTCTCATAAATTGGTGCATATACGTAAACGAATGGGGAGGAATTCCTAAGAAGGCTTTTCCTAAAAAACATGACGACATTCTTATATACTCTAAAGATATGGATTACAAGTGGTATCCAGAGAGAATACAAATACCTAAAGTAACTGCGGGAACTGTTTTTGATAAAAAGGGAACAGGAATGAAGACCCCTCCCGATGTATTCTATGATAAGCCCTCATTCAGTACAATGTCTAATGAGAGGGTTAGGTTTGGAGATACAAACATTAGGTGGCAAAAACCAATTTGGTTGATGGAAAGATTGCTCTTACCGTTTACAGATGAGAATGACAATGTGCTTGATTTGTTTATGGGGAGTGGTACTTTGGGGGTTACATGTAAGAAACACAACAGAGTTTACGTTGGAATAGAGAAAGATACTGATATTTTTAATTTAGCCGTTAGGAGAATAAATGATGGCAAGTTATACGTTTAGATGCTCTAAATGTGGGCATGTGTTTGATGAGTCAATTCCAATGCATAAGTATGCCGAGATTGATAGGAATCACAAAATGAAGTTCAAATGCCCAAAGTGTGAACAACTAATGAATCCAGCCAGAGTTCTTTCAACAGTACCTATAGTTTTCAAGGGCAAAGGGTTTTACTCAACTGATAATAGGAAAAAAGAAGATGTCGATGTTGGTTGATTTAGTTAGAGAAGACTTTGGAATAAGTGGGCACGGTAAGTGGTGGAGATCGGATACGCACTCCTCCCTGGTTGTAGATGCAGAGTCGGACGTATTCTACTTCAACTCCAGGGGTCTCAGAGGAGGCCCTGTAGACTACCTCCATTTAGTTAGAGGTGTCAAGAAAAGTGTAGCTCATGAGCTAGTTAACAGAAACCTGGCTATGGGTATTCCTCTAGACAAAGAAACCTCTCTGCAAACTAAGTTCGAGAAGTTGGTACAAATATTTCACAACAATGGTAAATCTAAGAGAGATTACTGGAGGGAAAAGGGCATTGAAGACTCCACAGTTGATAGATACAGATTGGGTTTCTACGAGGGGTGGTATCTAATCCCTATTTACAGAGATTCCGTATTCGTAAATTTCCAGTGCAGAAGATCTGAGCCAAAAAAGTTTGTGAAGTTTTGGTATAAAGACCCCGATTTCAGACCCGTATTATTTAATTCAGGAGTACTGCCATTCGTAAGAAGTGTTTACATAGTAGAGGGTATGGTAGACTGTTTGATGCTCAACCAAAAAGGATTACCTTGTGTATGCTCTACTAATGGTAATATGTCGTGGGACTCTAACTGGGTTAGATACTTTTCTAACATCAATGAGATAGTGTATGTGACGGATAATGACTCTGCTGGAATCAACGGAGCCATAAGAACTGCCAAAATGCTTGGAGAGGGTAGAGTCAAGATACTTAGATACAAAGATAGAGCTGAGGGGTTTGGGGCACTCGACTTCTTTTTAGAGGGTAATAGCGTAGATGACTTTAAAGATGTCGTTGCTAGAGAATCTGTTTATGCTTTTGAAAAGGAGGCAGTATGAGAACTATAGGAATTGATATGGACGGAGTTCTTTATAATTGGCACGAATCTTTATACGAACATTGCAGACTGTTTGAGGGTTACGAAGGTAGTTATTGGGAGTTCTGGAATAACTACAGAAATGTAATGACTGAGGAGCATCTAGAGTATCTTATTCAGTTGGATACTCTATACTCCAACATACTACCTACAAAACAATGCAAAGAGTTGTTGAACAATCTAGCTAGCAGGTATGAAATATTTTATGTTACGGCGAGACCTAAAACTGTCCAGACTACAACAGAGTCTTATTTGAAAAGACATAAGTTTCCATTTAGAGAGAATCTAGTTTTTTCTGAAGATAAGGTAAGTGTAGCGAGGCGATATCAGTTCTCGTTTGCGATTGACGACCATCCAAAACACTTGAAGGGATTGTCCGAGGTCACTAGTGTTGTAATGGTTTTACAGCCGTGGAATAAGGAATATAGAGATGTATTTCCCACCGCCGTAAACTTATTGGATATTCTAAACTATATAAAGGAGTAATTATGGACTTAAATACTTATGTTGAGGAAGTTTCAAGAACAAGACCTGACCTTGGTTCAGCTCAGACTAATCAGATTCATATGGCGATGGGTATTGCTACTGAAGCCGGAGAGATTCTCGATGCTTATAAAAAGAACCTTGCTTATGGAAGAGAGTTGGATTTAGTTAATGTAAGAGAAGAGATTGGAGATCTTATGTGGTACATAGCTAATTTATGTACACTTACTGGAATCGATCTTGAGACCGCTCTAGATATCAATATAGCAAAGTTGAGATTAAGATATCCAAGTGGATTTACTCAGTCTAATGCTATAACCAGAAATCTAGAATTAGAGCGTGCACTTCTTGAGCAACAATAATCACTGTATTGTAAATTGCAGTATAATGGAGTACTACCTGATGAATGGTAGTATTTCATTTTAATTAGGAGACGCTCTATGGACGTATTTATAGAAAAAACTAAGTTAACATCCACGGCAGAAAACATATTGAGAAAGAGGTACTACAGAGGCGAAGAGAACTCTTGGGAACAAGTAGCCAAGAGAGTTACTGATTGGGTCTGTGTCGATGAGGATGCAGGAAGAAAGGAACTGATTGAGCAAATGATTGCCAATAGGTATTTCATACCTAACAGCCCATGCCTCGTGAATTCTGGAACCCCAGGTGGTGGCTTAAGTGCTTGTTTTGTAGTTGACTTCGAGGATTCAATTATTGATATTTACAAGACCAAGTTGAACTTCGCTCTAATAGCTAAAAAGGGCGGAGGATGTGGAACCACTCTCACAAAAATAAGACCTGAAAGTGATAAGGTCGCTGGCTCAACTCATGGATTTTCTGGAGGCCCAGTAAAATTCTTTGATACTATTTGCCATGATATGAAAGCAATGACACAAGCTGGATTCAGAGAGATGGCTATGATGGGAACAATGAGTGTGTACCATCCAGACATTCTTAAATTCATACATGCAAAAGAAGAAGAAGGGAGAATGCACACAACGAATATTTCAGTTGTAGTAGACTCCGCATTTATGGAAAAAGTTATCAACAACGAGAAATACACAACCTACTTTGACTATCCTGAAGGGAGAAGATACTACGAACAGCTCAGTGCTTCTGATGTATTTAGTCAGATTATAGAAGGGGCTTGGAGAAATGGTGAGCCTGGAATTCTTTTCTACGACCAACTCAACAACTCCCCATATAAATACTCTGGTCAGGAAATTCTAGCTACTAATCCTTGTGGAGAACAACCTCTACCTCCAAACGGAGTTTGTAATCTAGGATCTCTAGATATCTCTAAGTTTCTGGATGAGAATAAGCAAATTGATTTGTGGATGCTAGAGCTCGCCACAAGACTTTCTATCAGGTTCTTGGATGATGTGTGCTCCGTATCTTCATATCCTACAGAAGAAATCACGGAGTGGGTTTCAAAAAATAGACCTGTAGGTCTCGGTATTATGGGACTAGCAGATTACTATATGGAGAGAGGCGTAGCCTACGGCTCACCAAAGGCTCTCGAAGAGCTGGAATTCATAATGTCATTTATCAAGAATATAGCCGAGGATGAATCAGCTATTCTAGGTGAGGAAAGAGGTGTTCCGGAGTCTTGTAAAGTTCTTCCAACTCCCAGAAGAAATATAACTCTTATTTCCATAGCTCCAACGGGTACAATATCTTTGATAGCTAATTGTAATTCTGGAATTGAGCCATTCTTCTCAGAAGTAACATTGAGAGAAGATAAGACCGGAAATTATGAGATGGACTCCAATCACCATTTAGCAGATTATTTCAGATGTGCTGTGTCCTCTGGAAACTCAAAAGAAGTTACCTGGGAGGAGCACGTTCTAACTCAGGCATCTGCACAAAAGTTTGTAGATTCTGGAGTGTCAAAAACAATCAACTTCCCAAGCCACACTCATAGAGATACTATAGGGAAAGCTTTCATGCTGGCATGGGAGTTAGGTTGTAAAGGTATAACTGTATACAGAAATGGGAGTAGAGAGATAGAGGTGCTTAAACCAAAACTGGTTAAAAAAGACCTCTGCCCTGTTTGTGAATCCCCCATAGTAAAAGAGTCCAACTGTAAACACTGTACTCAGTGTGATTGGACAATGTGTGAAATAGGTTAAAAGTAAAAAGCCCCGCAAAGAGCGGGGCTTTTTTTTTACTTCACACACTCATTTTTTTTTCGTTAGTAGCCGAGTGCCTCCAAGTAATCATCTCCCTCTATGGAGCCGTCATCGAGATTCACTTTAACGATAGAACTCTTGGAGAAAACTTTTTGTCCGCCAACGATAACACGATCTCCAGAAATCTCCTCAACGCTGCACTCTTCCAATGAGTAAGAACCGAATCTAGCGTACTGACTCGATAGAGGATTGTCAACCCCACGTCGAAATCTATCCATTCTTGCAACCGCCTCTTCTTTTGTTAAGTAGAGACCGCGTATATGGTTTTCGTACGCACAGCAAGTGCATCCTGTTCTACATTGAATAGCATAAATGAGTTTGTCTTTCATTGCACCTCCTTTCACATCTCTATGTGGACTGTAACACATTCTGACAGTCTGTTTGCTCGTTGTTTTGAACGTGTTGCTCCGTACTAATCACATTATGTTCCTCGGCAACCGTGCTCAGCAATCAAGATGTAATTTACTTCTAGGCTCTTTCTTTTAAAAAAATATCTACCTCCTCGTTCCACTTAACAAATTGAGTTCTCATATTGTAACCAATCAGGATCATCAATATAAGATAGAGAGCTCTAAGCACAAGACGCTCAAATGTAGTCTCTGACATGCACAGCCTCCTCTAGTCTATCTTAATCTCCCAAGAGTTCATGATGGAGTTGATCATAATAAGGATATTGATTACAACGGAAAATACGCACGATAGGGCGTACAGAATCAGAGGTAGTGCCGCTACGGGCTCACCCAGATTCACTCTCATAGCTACGAGCCAATCGCTATCAGTAGCAATCATTACCCTCATAAGCCCCATTCCAAAGACGACACCAATGAGCCAAATTAACCAATATTTCATTTTACAATCTCCTTTCTTACTATATACATATTCTTACCTCTTTCCCAAGAACTTGAGGATTTTATATTTTATGCCTATCCAAAAAGACCAGTTCTTGTATGACAGCTCTTTTTTGTAGATATCCAGAGCTTTGTAAAAAAGCATACGAAGGGAGATCAGATGACCGGTGATCATCTCTTTAATCTCCTCGGAGTCTGGATACTGTCTTCCGAGCAACTCATATCCGAACAGCTCAGTTCTCGTCAACGAGGCAACCAAGGCTACGCAGTAAGCAACGCTCTCGCGTAGACCGTTGCGTTGTGCTTCTGTCAGATGAGACCACTCCCGCTTTATCATCGAGTCTCCATATTTGTGCAAGGATCGAGCTACTGATTCATGAATCATTATGATGGTACGACTCTCATCGTCTTCCAGTTCCTCTACTCCCCCGTAACCATCATACTTTCCAAATCCAGAGAGCACAGATGGAGACAGATCTCTTCCAAACTCTGAATTAGCTCTTTCAATGTCGTACCTTATGTACGTTTTTAAATCATAGACATTCTTGTCTCGATTTTCTGGATAGGAGATATAAAATACTGGATCTCCTTCCTCAATGGCAACTCGAGAAAAGGCACACGTTCTTGAAAATTCACCCATAGCTAATCTCCTTTCATGAGCTCAAGCTTAACAAACTTGAATCGAGCAGTTCTCATCTCGTAGCAGTCGTTACCACACAGAGGACATACGGGATAATGTTGCTCCGTGAACCAGATATTACCTCCGTGAGGCTTATCGCTCCATCCACATTGAGTACAAAAAGCTCTTCTGTGCCATTTCTGAGGAAAAACCTCCTCGAAAATTTGCAAGGCTATACTCAGAAAACAAAGTCCAAGAATGATTAGCAAAGCCACATTCTCTTTTGCAGTAAACAAAACATTCTCAGTCATTGTTAGTCCAGTGAGAGTACAGCTTCGTTTGGCTTTGTGATCTTCAGAGGCGTGACCATGTAATCGGGCACGGAGATTACCAAGAGCCTTTTTGAAACCAGTTTCTCATCATACCCACAGCCCTTAATAAACTCACTGTAGTGGTGCTTGATGAATTCAATAGCCTGAACTCGTCCATTCAGTCTGTTCCACTCAATTTCACCGGAATCTTTTGAGAATATAACTAAAATTGGGGACAACTTATACTCCTTTCACGTTTTCTGATAGAAAAGCTTCCGCTCTGGAGCAGATACCCGCAAAGTACTCGTCGATGTAATTCTGACTCGGTGAGAACTTTTTCATAAAATCGCGGTCGCCGTGCTCCCACATCTCAAATTCGACATCGGAGGTGGAGTAAAACTTCAGATTTCCAATCCAATTGTTTATGGTGTTGAGATGGCCTCTGAGATCGTGAATCTTACCAGACCCGCAGTATTTCTCAAAGTGAGACAGCTTTTCGGATAGGTTCTTGAGTCTGTGCAGATGGTGGTCAAACTTGAGGTCTTTTCCCTTAGCCATCACGTAGTCTCTTTGAAACCCTTCTCCAATGTTTAAAGTCAAAGAGGATGGAGTACATAATCGCCCCAGAGATTTTCTCTCCATTAACATTCCAGTAGCCTGGAAACATCTTCGCACTTATACGAAAGAGCCGAGTATTCAGCCTTCGAGCTACTTGCACAGCACCAACTAGAGCTAGAAATACCGTTATGCTAAACGTCAACATCGCTTTCATCCTCACTTTCTAATGGAGTGTTTATGGTCTTCCAGGAGGAAAACTCCATTTTATACTCTCGAGTCGGGAAGCTACTTCCAGCCACTCCGGTCATCCATCCATATCGAGATAGTGGAAAGAATACCGTTCTGTGAACAACGGAGCAGTAGTGGCACGAGATCACAGAATCCTGAGTTAAGTTCCACATGGAATCCATTACCTCAAAAATTGTGATTTCAGGAGAGAAAAGCTTACAGTGTCTCCAGATGTCCAGCGAGGAGCGGTACTTTCCTGGAGGGGTTTCTGGCTCCACGGAGACAACTCCATCCACGATCTCTACAGAACAGTAATTTATGGAGGTGAGCAGACATTTGTACACAAGGAGATCAACCCCCCGCAGATTTTGACCCTTACTGTCGTTGAGAAGTGCCTCCTCAGTCAATGGGTTAGACTCTCGACTTAAGTAAGAACGAAATGCGAGATCTGAGGTTTTGTTTCTCGAAAGGTAATCGAGAACCTTCAATCGCCGAGCTTGAACAGAGGAAGAAAATCTTTTCTCATCTATTGTTGCTCTCCTCTTCGTAATACTGAATGGTCTTGACGAAGAACTTATTCATGTTACCTCCGTGATAGTTGATAACGGAGGAGAACATGTGATAGCCAAGCTGAGCGATCATCTCTTCACGATCTTCTGGAACGTTGGCAAGAGAGAACATAAGCTGAGCGTGCCCAGAGTGGGCGCAGAATTTCTCTGCGTAATTGATGGCGGCGAGAAATTGTATGGTTCCGAGATCCTGAATTCCTGTCAGGACGAGTGTGGAGCAGTTCCCTGGGAACTGAGATATCTCCGATCCATGAGCCCCGTGGAGATAGGTTGAACCTCCAGAGTCCGACCCATGAAAATCAAGCCCGCTGTACTCCTCGAAGTCTCCTATGAAATCCTCGGCATCAAAAATGTAGTAGCCTTGAAAGTCTCCCATTAGTCGTCCTCTCCCCAAAACGAACCAACGAGGTCGTCTTCTTCTGGATCGATATTGTCCACATCGTCTTGGAGCCACTCGAGATCTCGAGGCTCTACATTACGAATAACTCTGCGGTTGGAGTTTTCGATATCTACAATCCGCACATTCAGAGTTCCATCGTCATTGTAGGACTCGACTACAACCTCCTCTCCGGTCGATTTGAGAGTGAAGGACGGGTTAACATCCTCGTCAACAACGAGAAGGTCTACATCATGATCGATGAAAACCACCTCCGGAATACCTCCAACAATTCTGATAACAACCTTAGCCATAGTGCCTCCTTAATCCAAAAAGTCGTGACTGAATGCGTCAAGCATGTCGAGATTATAATACAAGACTCGAGCCAACGACTCTCGAATCTGTTCCGCAGACGGAACCATAAGTTCCGAGGGATCATCTGTCATAGTGTTGCCGAATGCTCCATTTCTCGGATTACACAGACGAGCCGCTGGCAAGAATGGAGCTCGAATAACAGCCACTCCAATACGATAGTCGTGACTGTTGCTGTTGCCGATGGGAATAATGGAGAACCATCTCGGAGCACCTCTGAAGATGTTAGACCCGTCTTTCTTCGCGGCTGATACGGGAATAAACTTGTGAGGTGTTACATTGAAAGTTGTTCCGAACTGAATCCCAATAACCCCAAGAATGAGGTCAATGAAATCGGCTCGGTCTCGGTACTCCTCGATGCGCAAGGAACGACTCGAGAAATACTCAGCCACCAACTTCTCAATGTCGGAAAGACCCGCCAACAATTTTGGATCAGGCTTCTTCTTACCGAGCCCGACAGACTCAGCCCAGATGCGTGTGTCTTCGGAGATGATGTCAACAGCCCGTACAAAGAGAGCTTCGTCACGAATCGCACTCACGAAGTCGTCAACACTCAACTCACCTCGAAGGTGTTGTAATTGCTTTCTGTTAAGAGGCATTTAATAAACTCCTTTCTTTTATATCTCACCGGCTTCGACAGTTCTCATGGCATCGAGGAAACTTTTTTCAATGCCGAGAATGGTCTGATACTCAGAATAGAATCTGAGTTTGTATCTCGTGAACGAGGACACGGAGCTTCCGAGTGTTGTTTTGTAATCTACTGGAGGAGCGCCGCCCTGAGTTGTTGAGTACCAGAGGTACATGAGCTGATCAATAATGGACTCATAATCGAGTCCGAAGTAGTTGGGAGACGCCTGATAGTTTTCAGTAGCCTCGTGATTGATCAACTCTTCCTGAGTTTTCGCAAACTCAATGTAGTCTCTTACATGGAAGAATCTCTTTGGATAGCCGATCATCTTTGCTATAGAGACTAGTCGGAGAAGGAGAATGGCTAGGCTTACATTAAGACCCTCCAATCCGAGTACTCGACCGAAAATAGAGAACCTCTTGTCTCCGTCTGGGAGAATGTACACTCCGAAAGAGTTCATTACGGTAGATACCTCTGCCGCAACCCAAGCGAGATCTTCTTTCGAGGCTGGAAATAATCCGGAGTGGACATTGACTACATATCGGAGAGTTACCGACATGGCGGAGCTAATTTGCACCAGCCCGAGCACCTTGGCAAATTTGGAGGTGAAAGTCTCTCGGCAAGTTGTGGAGTCTCTGTATACCAGAAAGTCCTCTACCCTTTTGTTGCGAGCTTCGAGAATCTTTGTTGTAAACTCCATGTAGCCGAGAGCGCGGTCTGCGTGTGGCTCAGCAAATCCAAACTCCGTAGCGGCTTTAGCCAGGTCTAACCCCGGACTCTGACTCGCCACTATTTGAAAGTGAATCGAATCTTTCATGATTTATTCTTCCTCCTCTTCATTATCCTCTTCGCCATCGTCCTCATCGAAGTCGGTTTCGTCCTCAACCTCCTCCTCCTGAAACACGTCTTGAGATGGTCGCTGTCTAATCAAAATGTCCGCCAATCGGAGAGCTGCAGAGCTCGCCTCATCGGCGCTGTGTGCTGTGGTCTTGAATGTCCACCCAGATGAGAGATCACTCTCCGGCTCGTAGATGGGCACTCCTTTTTCAACCCAGTCTTTAACTTTGTTAAAGAACCAGTGATATTTATCATCCTCAAAAAACTCAGGATGAAATTGAGTAGCTAAGATTCTTTTTCCCCACATAGCCATCTCAACGAGATCATCTCCTGGATGCACAGCCAGTGGAACAAAATCGAGTCGTTCCATCTGTTGTTTGCCGGTGAATATTACCTGACCACCGCTCCGTAGGATTCCTTGATGGTGAAGCGAGTTGACTTTGACCAAATCGGAGAACACATTCTTGGTTCTGTGTCTGAGGTCGTGAATGTGATCGTGAATCATGTCGAACTGAGGAAGATCCTGAATCAATGTGCCACCGAGAGCAACGTTGATGAGCTGGAGACCACGACAAACACCTAGAATCTTGGTGCGTGAGTTTCTCACTGCCACATCGAAGATTCCAAACTCAGCCTCGTCCCGTCGGTCATTGATACCATAAGCCCCACTCACGGTTTCACCGTAACGAGAAGGACTTACATCCTCGCCACCAGTAAAGATGAGCAGATCGATATCAGGTGTAAAGTTCTCATGCGATCCGAGAACCTTAGCATCGGGAAAAGCTCCGAGGAAGGAATACGATAGAGCGTGCGTTGCAAAAGCTACCTTCATTTACACTCCTTTCCAATTAAACAAGGGATTCGACAGTTTTCAGGACTTCGAGCGCCTGTTCTTGATCGACCTTGATGATGGATTCGATACCGGCACGGACGAGTTCTTCGCTGAGGTTGTCATACAAACCTCCAATGAGAAGACTCTGAATCCCAACCTCAGCCCATCCAAAGACTTTGGAGGCGATGTCTCGGCTCGATGTCCAGCGAACTGACGGAGTTCGATATTCAACTCCGGACTCGGAAAATTCGATGTCGTTGAATTTTCCATTATACTTCTGGACTCGGAACTTTCCTGGGAGTCCGTAACGGAAAACACGCTCACGTTCAAGGTCTGCCACATCTGAGTAGGCAGTAGCCGCAAGACCGGCAGTGAGAGCCAACGAACGAATCGCGATCAGAGGACTCTCTTGGATTTCCTTCACGCCGGAGATGTGAATGTGCCCTCCAGCATAGCGCCACGGGTGGAGGGAGGCATCAAAGTCTTTCGATCTGCGTGGTGTTTTGAGCATATGGGAGAATGCGTCGAGATCTGGATCACATCCAAAGCGAGTTGCAAACTTGAAATCACCGCCCTCGCCGATCCAGCGACCAACTTCCCACTGAATGGAGGGCAGAGCAAGGAGCTCGGGATTCACTTCGTAGCGAGAGAGGAAGGTCTCTGCGAAGACCTTACGAGCGTGATTGATGCGGTCAAACAAGTCCATCCAGCTCGAGCTTGGGGGAAGACTCATTTCAAATGCCGCACCATCCTCATGAATTTTCACACCTTCAACTTCCATGAAGATGGGATGGGAGCCGTTTTCCTTGACCTCGGCTCCAAAGTTGCGCCGGAAAACAACGGGAGGCATAGCGTACAGGACTCCTTCCTTGTCATAGCCAGCGAAGAATTCGGGATCAGCCCCCCAGAGAAGATTTGCTTTTTTCGACATTTTATACTCCTTTCTTTTCTACACTTTGAACGGTTTTGAGATGACTTCGGTCATCGGAATAAAAAGCTGCTCATTCTTCGAGAGACCGAGCATAGATTGATAGTCCCTGAGAAGTTCCGGTCGAGGATGTGAAGCTACGGAAGCTCTTTTGAAGATTGTGTCAACACACACTTTGCACACACAGACAACGCGCTCGTGGGTAAAGAGATCTGAGATCGGGTGAACTTGCCCACAAATCATGCATGGAGCTTGAAGATGCCCATGCGCACTTCCGCTCGTAATCTGAGCTCCACACTTGGTGCACTCCCACACAGGAGTCACTTGAGCCCGACTGTCGAGGCGAAGATCGGCAACGACTCTCGAAATGCCCCCTCCATCAATGGAGAACGATGGGGCAACCATCTTAAGTGCTTGTGAGAGATCAAGCACGAGGGATCCACCACATCTTTGGTGGGAGAAAAGGGTAGAGCTGTTAACAGACATGAAACTCCTTTCGTTTATTTGTCAACTTTTCCAAATACCACATCTTCAGGATCGAGACCGAGTTCCTCGGCTACCTCTTCTCTCGTCCTCACAGTCCCAGGCTGTAATCCTACCAGCATGAGTTCAGCAACCCTGTCCCAGACGAGATTCTTATAGACGTTACCGAGAATGTCAATGACAAACTCTACAAGATCTGTCTCGCCACTAAAGGTGATGTCACCTCCATGACCCACAAATTCGGACAGCATAACTGCGCCTCCAGAGTCGATTGTTTTCGGAGCATCGGTATACAGAGGGGTAGTGTCCAAGCTAAGTTGTTTGATCTTGGAGAACCCACCGAGAGCGTCGATGTCCTTGTAGCCATCCAATCTCAATTCCAGAGGGCGCAATCCATCCTCCATCTCGACCTTGAATCCATTCCACGGGCCGACTGTTGAGGTGGTGAAATCTTGGTAGATCCCAAATTTCTTCGATGCGAGAAACGACAGAGCAGCCTTTCCAAGCTCACTCCATTCTGAACCTGGACGAATGAGCTCATTCTTGCCCATCCATAGAAGCAGAGCTCGCATCACAGTCCACGCAGAGGCATCCGTCAAGCAGTAAGCAGGAGTCGTGGTAATCTCTCCGGTCTTGGGGTCTACATGCTCGAAAACAAAAAGGGTAGAACCCAATCTGAAGTGAGGAGTGAACTCGTAGAAACTTTCTTCCGTTAGGACGACCTTTGAGCGAGTGTCCCATAGAAACCACTCGTCAATCTTGATGGCGTTGGCGAGTCTCGCACCTTCAATTTCTTCCCACTGCTCTTCCATAAGATTGGAGGCACTTTTCGCACCCGTGATGGGAATATCTGCTCCGCTCGGGAGATAAAAGCTCGCGCTTTCAACGCCCTCACATTTCAGAGCCATGACGGTGAGCGTTCCACGGTGGTAACATCTCACCGCTCGGCTTGTTGTGAACAACTTCGCATCAGACTCTCTCGATGGTGAGAAACTCCTCAGCACGTTTGGTTCTGTATGAACTCTTGTAATTCTCAAACTAAACTCCTTCCTTTGCTGGAAATAGTAATCATCTTTTTATACAGCAACACCGGCTCTACGTAGAACCGAATGGATGACTCATCTAAGTGCATCATTGTCGAGATTGTCTTTAGTGACGCAGTACCTCCAAGCTCCTTGAGAGCGGCTATATAGCGTCTAGCCAGAGAATCCATTCCGTCATCTATACCGAACATGTAGCTCATAAACTTTTTGAACCCGTCTCCTGAAAGAGAGGCGACCTGATCTGGATTCATCATGTTTATCTTCGAGCATATTGATCGAATAGTTCTAGGATTGCCAGCAGAGCTCTCAATAATATAATCGAGGATGTGGTCTCCAAAAGCAGCTCCAAGATTTGTTCTGCAAATCTCCCTAAGCTCCTCTTTAGAATAGTCTTCAAAGATGAGCTGCGTGCATCTATTGGACAGAGCTTCTGGTATAACTGACACCTCGTTACTAGCAAGCACGAGGATGTGCTTGCCTCCGTCAATTATAGGATACAACCACTCCGGATTCTTCATGACATGAATTTCATCAATGAAGACAACTCTCTTTTGGAACCTCGCAGTTACGTTGTCAGCGATACAGTACTCAAAATCACCGCTTGTGAGGTAATTGCACAACATAAAAGCCATCCTCGTTTTCCCCCAACCACTTGGAGCCCTTAGTAGGAACGACATGTTCAACTCAGGATTCTCACGTAGCTTTGGAAGATAGTTAGAGAGTTGCCTCATTATTGTGGATTGACCGATGAAGTACACTATTTTATCTCCTCGATGTGATTAAGAATGCGATTACCATACATCTCCAGAGTGTCCTCATTTTCAGAAACTCCAGGAGCGGTATTAAATTCGATGACTCGATAAATTTTATTCATAGAATCCCATCCCACATCGAGTCTACCGTACTTAGCTCCAGAGCTATCATAGAAGGACTTGACCACCGGCTCCAATTTAGGATATTTCCCAGGGTCTACCCTTGAGAATCTATAACCTCTATGGGAGTTTCTTATTGGAAACTTCTCCTCAGTCTCGCCATCTCTGAGCTTCTTCATGACCTTGTGAATAACTCCATCAATGACATGAACACCGAGCTCAATAGAAAAGTTGTACCACGGACTCCACCAAGCGCCAGAAAACCTGGAGAACTGTTCAGCGTCCTCGCACACAACAGCACCTACACCACCCATACCGGTGAGAGTGGTTCTAACGAGGACTGGAAACTCTTTCGGCTCTTCCTTGTGAAACTCAACAGTTGGGACACCATCTTCCACGAGTTTGCGAGATAACCTCAGCTTATTCGAGCAGGTATATATTACTTCTCGTGAGTTCAAGCTAAAGTCCATCTTAGGAGAGTGCACAAAGTTGGACTCACTATTACCCCATCTAAAGAAGGCATAGTCCCTGATGCGCTCAGGAGAGCTGGTAAATCGCACAGACCAGAAACTCGAGCTATCATTGAGGTATTCCGAAAGAGCTCTCGCAGACGGACTGAGAAAAGTTCTTGTGAGAATGTAAAACCTCTTTTTCATTACTTCCTCAAGGCTACGGTCTCTGATACAAGCTGCTCGATCTTGGCCTTCTCATTCAAAGTCCAGGGGAACTGAGCTCCAAACTTCTTGTAGATGAACAGAGGAATCCCAGACGTTCCGAGAGCCTTCTTTACGGATTTCCTGAGTTTCTTCGGTACGGACAGCTTAGGAATCTTGTTCTTTACGAAGTCCTCAAGATCGTCGATGCAGAGTCTCGAAAAGCCTACTCCATACAGCTGGTAGAAGATTACATCGAGATCCGTTATTGATAAGAGGTACTGGTCGGAGAACACATTGAGCTTGTCCAGGAGTAGCCATTCTCTTTTGGACACATCCACACGTGGAGTTCGAGAAGCTCCTACATTACCACCGCCCCATACAAATGGCTTTTCAGTCTCTTCGATAGCTCCAATTTTCTTGATGTCAAGCTGTTCGAGAAGATAGACGGAATCTCTTGGGATCTCCTCCACTTCAGTGAAAATATGCAAGCCTTCGTACAGAGATTGTGCAACCTGAGTAATTATGGAGGATGCCATCTCCAGAGTTGCCTTCTCCGTAGCAATAAGGTAGCCGAGCTGCTCATCACATTCAAGAAATGTCTCTTGCTTCTCGTTGGTTGCCCACGAGTATTTTTTGTACACCTTTGCTATGTGGAGCTTGGCAATGGTTCCCCTCGCGGCGTAGAACTCACCTGTCTGCTTGTCGAGGATGAGGAAGGCGAATTTTCCCGAGAACTTTTCCATCGCCTTTCTCAGCAAAGAGTCCACAGGTTCTTCTGGATGAGCTGCCGCCTTGGCTTCAAGCTCTTCGAGGAACCTCAAAGAGTCTGATTTGACATTACCTTCGGCAGAGGTATATGATTCGCCTTCTTCCCAGAGTCTTCCGTTGTGAGCCAAAGCGAATCTGACACCCTCGAATGGATGAGCGTTACCATCGGAAACCTCCATATTCTTGGAGGCATCTCGTACATGACTGAGAATGGGCAATGGAGCTTTGTAGCCACGCTTGTCAGTCGTGGCACTACGTATGAGCGTTCCAAGGTTTATTAACGCGTCACCGGCTACTCCGGTTTTCCACACGTTTGACACACTCTGCTTGTTTTGATTAAGAGTGAAACTCCCTGTACCGTGCCGATGTCCGGCAGAGGCGGCGACTTGAATGAGAATGGTCGTCGCAATTCGATTGAGTTCTTTATCGTTGAGATTAGAAACTAGTAATTGACACATCTATATGAGGCTCCTGTCTTGTGATGCAAAGTTATGAATGTTTGTCACTCCGGATGAGGGAGCCTCATCTAGAGTGTCCATGCCCACGGATCGAGATAAAGCACAGCTCATGGTAAATCTTTCGAGGTGTGTGAGTGTTATCGTCTTGGTGAGGCTGGGTTGGGGTGTTTTTTCAATGAGTTTCCGAATCCCATTCTCGAATCGATCCGTCATTGGATATTCCATCCCAAGCCTCGAAGACACCTCCATGAACTTATCCAGGAACTCGTGATAGACTCCATCTGGATTCTTTTGAAAGATGTCAATCTGAGGAAGGGAATCCACAAATCTCCGAGGGGCTTTCAACATGAACTCAGCCGTATGTCTACTCAAACTGGCAACACTCAGAATGTCCTCAACGTCGCTGGTGAAGTTGCAATGTCTGAACTCAACAGTTCCCCTCAAAAGCTGAGACAACAGATTCACTCCAAAATATCGAGCCGGATGGTATCTCTGAACATCTCCAAGATAGACTCCAAAGCATTTCCAGAAATCCTCAAATCCCTCAGACTCGAGCGCCTTTTCTGGAGCAATAACGGCATACCCGCCTGAATCCAATCGCACAGCTGGGGGGTTGCGGAGTGATCTCGCATACGCTGAGTTGTTTATGGAGCCCCTATATTCTCTACCCATGCCCGCTATTTTGTAAAATAGCGCCTCGATTTTCATGCCAGTGGCGAGTGCTGACTTGGTGAATATGAAGTCTTTAGGGAATCCAACGTGAAAGTGGATCGAGGATCTTGGCGAGAAGATTTCACCACCACCCACTAAAGCGTTCATAGCAAGTATAGACATTTTGGAGATGTCTTCGAGACTCAGAGGTCTTGATACGAGCTCAAACCCGACTACTTCCCTCTCACTTCTTCTCGCTGGAGGGGAGTTTCTTACGTATCGCGACCCGAGAAAGACTTTCGCCGACTCTCCTAAACTGAACACTTCACTTTCCACGCTCGCATCGTGAGTTATGGAGGAGAGCATTTCAGTTAGAGCTCTTGGCAAGCTTCTTTCTAGAGCCGTGATTGAGGCAGTAACGCCCTCAATCTCAACTCCGATTGTCTTTATGATGGAGCCTGTCACTTGTAGAACCTCCTTATAAATTCTCTTACCGTCAGCTTGACCGAGCCGCCCGCTCTCGTATATACAACAACGGACTCGACGATAGGAGTGGGTATTGAGTGTTTTACTCCGGAAATTAGAACGGTCAGAAACTCTTCGGGCGTCTTATCGAGGGCTACACGTTCTGCCACAAATACACGACCCTCAGAAACATGGATCTCAAAGTGATTGTTACGAGGATACCGGATGATTTCCTCGACAAGCTCATTTACAGCTCTGAAAGAGCTTTTAAAGCTGAGCCCTATGTAGTTGATAGACAGAACAATCACTGAGGCTGAAAGAACGGGATTGTTTAGCCGTAAAGCAACCACTCCTGCGTATGTAAAGAACAAGAGAAGCGAGGTCGCCACTATAGCTCTTGACACCAGCTTGGCAATTCTCAGATTCATTTCATTTGCCATTCTGGAAACTTGAGGCCAAACTCGTCCATGTATTCGCGGTCGTAGTTATCTCCATCACCAATCCAAAAAACTCTTTTATGAACTGTGCCGCAGAATTGAGTGGATATATCGCCAGCCTCCTCGTTCAGATGGTAGAGAGCGTTGAGAATCTCTCTGAATTTAATGTCTCCGAAATAGAATCGGTACAGCCTCCATAGATCCAAAGCACTTCTTGATGCTCCAGCTCTGCATTGGCGAGAGCCATTCTTTGCGTATGCGGTGGGGACGCTCGAGCTAACTTTCATCAGATCGAAAACTTTCTGAGCTACAGTTCGATCATCCTTCTTCAAGAGCTCGGCGAAATCGGATAGTTTTCTGATCACGGCTTTTTGCTCATAGCGACCACCACTATATTCAAAATTGTACTCAGTCCACCTCGTTTGAAATCTTATAGGGCTGACGCTCTTGTTTTTCAAATTAGGCTTTTTCAACTGCTACCTCCTTTACTTCAATTATTTCACTTACAGAGTGAGTGTTTTGAAGAGACAAAATCGCCGTTTCTGGAGACCACGCTCTTCTTCGTATTGTTTTTTTAATCCCCACAGAGTCTTTATATGTAATCTCGAAGGTTTTGATGTTAACCTCGGAGAGTATAAAGCAATGCAATCAGCAGGATGGACAGAACGGTGAGCCCAACAATCACAAACCGTCTATACGAGATTTTAGGCACTTTGATCAGAGGCTTCTCGATCCCGTACCCGCTGAATACGTTGATCGCCCCAGTTTCCTCATTGAGATAGCCGCAGAATCTCGCAGTCACGTTGTAAGCCTCAGAAACTCCACTCATACGGCTCACCGAGTGAATCTCATAAACACCGACCCTCCCGCTTTCCATGTTGCGAGAAATGAAGTCACCTCTATAGAGAGGTATCCAATGGAACACAGTCCAGTCAACCTCCTGAGTAACGAGATCGTCATACTCGTATGGACTATAACCATTGCCCTCGATGTTGTGCCCCCAATACATTTTGTGAGCAAAATCGTGAATTACGGGCGTTCCAGATCGAATGAGTTTGAATGACATTTTTCTATTTCTCCTTCTCAGATGTGGTGCTATTGAGAGACTCAACTATGGACTCTGCAACCAATTTGGCTGGATAATCAATAACATGCTGCTCAACAATTACTACTACGATACCCTGAGCATCGTAGATGATGAATCCATTCACCTCTTCATCTTCGACAACACTCACAGGGAGCACAATCTTTGTTGTCATACTACTTGATCTCCATAAAAAACTTCTCCATCGTCTTAACATCAATGGGATGAACAAATAACATCCCAAGAGTTACAATGGTGACAGCCGCTCCAATCAAGTTGACGATGGAGAACAGCACGATTACGACATTGTTATGGACTTTCATCGAGTTTCGTTTCATGATTTTGTTACCTCCGAGACTTTATAATATTCCGCTTTGAATTCTACTAAAACAATTTCAGTGAATAAATCTCTCTGAAATGAGGACAAGCTGACATCGGCTGCATATTGAGCATTCTCCTTTGATAAGTACGGAGTTGCGTTGAATACGGAGGTTACAAAAAACTCGCCAGATTTATAAAACTTGGTTAAGTCTTTGTTGGCGAGGACAAAACGTACAGTTCCTGTGTTCATAAGTTACTCCTGCTCTCTTTCAGCCCGCATATACAGGCTCCATTACGAGTATTCCATTGTCAGACAGGAATTTATAAAAACCCTCATCTTTATACACCGACTCTGTAGTGAAGGCTGAGTCCGGAATATCTTGAGGATCCATAAGTACGGATTCGTTTTCAGTTCTCAATAAGTGCCCATTGGATGACACTTCTTCTTTAGAGAAAAACCAGTAATAAGTGGCGACCTTATGATGTGCACCGTACTCATGTCGAGTTCGATAACACACCCTTCTGGTTAAAAGATACTCTTTCAGCAACTCAGGAAAAGTCTTTGCTACTGACTTTGGAATGATGAGCACCTTAACTACCTCGAAGTCTCCGTACGACTCGTGATTATGCATAAGCAAGCACTCAACTTCCAACTTCGACCCTTCCTTCACCACGGCGTCTGGAGTGTAGATTTTGATTGATTTCATTTTATTTTCTCCTAATTCAACTCAATACCGAATACGTTCTTAACAAAAGAGCTCACATCGTTCATGAACTTTTGAGCGGACTCAACGCTGGGGAAATCTTGAGAAATCTCAAGTCCAGGATTCGTGAGTTTCGGAGTGAATGTGTTAAAGTGCTCTGGATGTGACAAAGCCCACATACCCTGAATCTCCATCAACGATAGTGTTCTACCTCCTAAAACCACCTGAACGGAGTGAATATCTTTCCTCTTGTAGTATGCACTTACAAGAGGCTCACCGTCAGCTCCGAAGATGTCCTTTGCATGTACCAGAACCTCCCTCGTTTCCGTAAAAACATTCAAAGCCTCTACAAATATTTTGATGCTTATCATTGACCAATTCTCCTTATAATGATTTCAAAAATTCTTCTACAACTCTTATTGAGTTAGGGCTGGACGCAAGACCTCGATACTCGAACCGGTCTCTGTGAAATCTGAGCTTCTCAATAAAAATGCGCTCGAGTCTGAACGGCACTCTTTTGTGCAGGTTTCCCAGAATCCCATTTTGGAGCCAGTATTCATTTGAAAACCTGGCTGAGGGTAAAAAATTACCTCCAAAGGAGATGTGAATGCCAAGCGGAAGTACGTACAGCCCCTTGACTACGAATGGAACGAGTTTTCCACCGAAACGCTCAATCTGATTCAGGGCTACTCGTAAATCCTGTAGTACGAGCTCAGCAACTTCTTTATGAGTTTCTCCTACAAACACCGGACTTCTGTACTCCTTAATGAACCCGCCGATACCGTCGAATCCGTAGTGAGTATAAAGAGGATCTCCCTGCATCTGTTTGACGAAAGCACTGTCGTGAGCTCCGTCTTTTATACAGAACTCGATCTCGTACCCCAATGAGTACTGGTCTACGTATTTAACGGAGACTTTGTTCTTGGAAGATCTCTCTAGAGGAGCTTCGTAGTTCTCCGGTATGCCGTACCCACAGGAGATGCAGGTGTAAATTTCCAGATAAATCTCAGTTTCTGAGCGCTCTCTTTCCAGTCGATTGTTGTGAGTTCCGCACGCTGGGCATTTCTCACTAAAATAGCCAAAAGACCGGTTGTTCTTTCGGAAGTTTTGACGAGGATTTCGATTGCCTCTGGTTCGCCTTACTTTTCTCGCTACTGACATGTCTGACTCCTGTTCAGAATTTTGTGATTACAACTAGCGCCCTCGGAGAGACTCGAACTCCCAACAATCTGCTTAGAAGGCAGGTGCTCTGTCCATTGAGCTACGAGGGCTAATAAACTAACTTACCTCAAGTACCCAAATACATACATCACCAAAATTACTATAATTGGAGATAGCATAATAGCCATAAATCCGTAATACACAATACTGTGCCAGATGCCAAATTGCACCTCTCCGCCAGCCTCATCGTAGACTTTATTTTCATTTCTCATGCTGATAAATCCTTTCTCCAGACTCGAATCATCTCCTCGTACTCTTTTATTGCTTCCTGCAAACACTCTTTGTGAGCGTGCAGATCGCCGGACTTGCCGTACTCCTCCAAAATAGGGGAGGGCATGGACACTTTTATGAGAGTACCCTCTTTACTTATTGTAGAGAGTTTTCCACAAAAATCACACAGCTCTCCTGGCGCATCTACGGTATGTTCCTGCCCACGCTCGTCAACAATGTAATAATAGTTTACCGATGTCATAGCAGTCTCCTTTTATCGCAAAATATCGAACTTAATATGGGAAAAAGCCCAAGAGCCATTTAAGGAATCTTCCCCTCGCACTTCCTCTGCGAGAATTGTTGTACCACTTGGTGAGTATATACTCTATTCGATTATTTCCTCTCATTAGTCCTCGCCTTCCGTAGGGCTGACAGCACGCGGTTTTAACACCTCAACTGAAAACAATTCTGCAAACTTGTGTTTGAGTTTAAGGGAGAATTCTCCAGTATCCTTATGTCCATAGTAGTAGCCTATGCGGCTGTTCTCTGAGTTGAAACAAACTATACCCTGTGTGAGCTCCTTCGGACACTGCCCAACTTCGACCTTCTTCTCGATTATCTTCATAGCTACACTCAAGGTTTCTTTCCTGCCCCTGTACACACCTTCAAAGCTCCTGAGATTGCCGTCGCCATCTTCACTGAGAAGAATGTACATCTCTTTGGGGTTGTCAATTTCAGATTCTTCGTGTAAAGGTATGGATGGAGTAATGAGCCACCGAGTTACGAAAGAGTCTCTTTTACCCATTAAGGGTACAACTTCAATATCCACTTGAGCTAAACTCAGTAGCCAGGTGATGTGGTTACGAATGCCGAGCGCCCCTTCACGAGTGACTTTATCGAAGGTTTTGATATCACCATCAGGAGTGAAAATACGATCTCCATCACAGATATTCACACACTCTTGCAAAATCCCTATTGCGACATTTACTACGTTTGTCATGTTACCTCTTTATAACTTTATTTTGCGAGTCCGAGCGGGATTTCAATTGCTCGATATTCCGGATTCATGAGAATCTGGACGACATCCAGAAGTTGTGAGGTGGCGGCTAGGGAGGTTACTATCACCATAGCGAGGCTAATGACATAATAGACTTCGAGATCCTCATTGTAAATGTCGGTGAACTCAATTTCTGAGACCGGCTTATCGAGGCTCCTGGATGCCATCTTCTTCACTTCATGTGAGTACCTCCATGCCAAACCTGCCACGATGAACAGGATAATGGAGAACACGATCTGAGACGGAATCTCTGCATACACCTGCTTTAGGCTGATTCTCCAGAGGTTGGTAGCCATGAGCTCACCGGTCTTGAGTAGGGCATCTAACACTTGTTGAATTTGCTCTTCGTTCATAGTTTCTCCTTTTACTCATCTTCCTCGATATAATTTTCTGAGCCGTAATCCTGCACCAGCATTTTGATGTAGGAGGCTTTTCCAGGGTTGTGCTCCACGAGGTCATTGTATTCCTCGAGAGTGATTCTACTTGCGTGTAGTAGGCAGAACCTCGCATCGGCTTGATTGTTTTCCATGTTTCTCAGGAGCAGATCAGTAGGTCGCTCACTGATAACAAAAGTAGATGAAAAAGTCTGACACATGGACGGAGTTACGGACAGGGAGACGAGGTAGTACTCATCTGGGTCGGAGGGCATATCGAAGAACCTCTCTCTACTCACAAAGCTTACGCTCCGTATATCATCAACATCTTTGCCACGCAAGATGTCGCTGATAATGTCAAACTGAGAAGCGTTCCTGCTAATCAGCTCACGTACTCCGTTCACCTTCTCAATAATTACATATTTCATGATGTCACTATCTCAACTTTCAGTACGTCAGAGTCGTCGATAATCTCGGAATCGATTCCTCCCAAAATACCCTGCTTCTGGATAATAATTTCTCCAGCTACCCACATACAAGAGAAGGCTGGATAGATGTTTATTACTGAGCCACCTTTTTTAGTTACAATCACTGTATTCATGTGTTACTCCGTTTCTTAGTTTACAAATTGATTTTCATGTGAGAGTTAGCAGATAAGCCTCAAGAAGTATTTCAAGGTAATATATTACTATGAAAACTGGAGGCACATTCTCACATTTATACGATAACCAGGAGGTGTATATTAAAGTAATCAAAGCGTTCCTTATTATCTTGAGAAAAAGAGCTTGATTTTTTCAATGAAGCTCAGTTTTCTATTCATGAAATTAGCGAGTATTTTATCGCTCGTGTAGACTACTTTCCCTTTTACAAGCATTTTGTACATCTCACTCCTTGCCTTTTCTCGATAGGATAGCTTCGACTATTGCTGAGGTTGACCAAGTAACCAAGGTAATAACTGCAATAAGAGCAAACAGAATAATCCGATTGACTGGAGTAGCGTCAATGGACTCGTATTGATAAAGCTGGTAAAACTCTATCAAAAAAAGAACGAGGGGAAGTATGTAGCTATTACGAGCTGGATTTTTCATGTTATTGATCCTTTAGTCTCCAAAAAGACCTTGGTTTCTGAGGTTTGGGTGCTTCCTTCTTCTCGACAGGAGCATATTTCTTGGCTATCTTAGCTATCTCTTTGAGATCATTTTCGAGAGAGCTGATTCTAGCCACAAGTCTTACTATGAACAGAGCCAAAATGATGTTAATAAGAACAGATAGAGCAAAAAAGATTTGTGGAAGCATTAGAACCTCAATCATAACTTAGATGGAGACCCTCGAACATAATCGAGGGTCTATTCAGACTACTTCACCGGAGACGAGAAGAAATCTCCGAACAGAACGAATCCGTAAGCAACACCGAGCGCAATCGCAGTACCGTAGATAATCACTGCGAAGAGAAACTTATAGAATTTGTATTTCATGCCATTCTCCTAATAACTGAAATTTTTTGATATTAGGAGCCCGTAACGAGCGGGCTCCTTTTAGATCCAGATCAGATGTTATTGTGAGTCAGATGGGCAGACCGTGCTCCCTGGCCAGCACATGAGCCAGACGAAAAAGTCCATGACGGGGTTGCCGGAAAGAGGCTTGAGGATCGGAGAGTCGGTCGGCGCTTCAACTTGAGTTGGGGCTGTGGCTGTGGAGGTTGGAGCCTCGCCAGTAGCCGGAGTGGTACACGCCATCACGAGCACAACCACGAGCACAACAAGAAGCATTTCGGTAGCACGTTGTTTGAGTTTCATTTCTTTTTCATTCTCCTTTTCAGATGGATTTTTTGTTACTTGAGTTGATACACGATCTCGAGAATCGCGTAATACTGCGGATTCAAGAGCCTAAGCATGCCGCCGATGAACCAAGCGAGGGCGATTCCTCCAGTCACGTAGGAGGCGATGCGGGAGAAAACAACAAAGCCCTCATCCCACTCATCCTCATACTTCTTGACAGCAACGCGGATGCTCCATGTCAGGAACACAAATCCAGCTCCCCAAATGATCGCTTGCTTGACGAGCGTGCTCCACAGCAGGGGACTCAGCGCTTCAATTGTTGAGATCAGTTTTTGTAATACTTCATCTACCATAACAACTCCTTTCTACAGTTACACGAGATTAAATGAATCCTAGGCACGAGCAAATTGCCATGAGGAAGAGTGTCAGAACTGTGAGCTTCACTGCTAGTGTCATTAGAGCACACCAGTAGCAGCAGCACAGATGAGCACTGCCGATGCAATAGCAACAAACGCCATGAGCATCTTAGCAAACTTTGTGTACATGCTAACTCCTTTCTTGAAATTTTTCAATGAATGCTTCTGAGCAATTCAGCTAATATTAGATAATACCTTTTCTCCTTAGAGCTATGTAAACTCCAAGAAACAACATGAGAGCTCCGTGAACAGAACCTGAAGCAAAAACCAAAACGAGGATGATTATCAAATCATCAAGTTTAATTATGATTTCCATATAAGCTCCTTTAAGCTCAAATAACCCCGCTAGGGGTTATTTTAGTTGACTCAATTATTATCCCAATTCCAAGAAGGAAATGAGTTTCTCTGTGGACAGGTCTCGAGCTGCAACTGTAACACCAGCTCGCCGATACAGCAAATAGCCTTCTATTTCGAGTTGGTCAACTGCGCCGATTCCTGAGATGGACGTGATGGTAGGCTCATGATGAGCATCGGTGAAAGCGGTCTCAATGGCATACTGAGTGTCGAGACCATCTCGTAAATTTTTCAATTCGTCAAGCCTCACTTTCTCACTCTTGACAGGTTTCTTAGGAGTCTTACCAAAACCCTGCCACGAGGGAAATGCTGAGCTCGGACTGGAGACAACCCATGAGCCCTTTGTATTCGAGAACCCGACTGTTCTGATAAGTGAGTTCTTAACGGGAACATTCACTCGTCTACCGTTCACCTCTTTTCGATGAACGAATTCGAGCTTTTCTCCGTTTTTCACCATGATGAGGGAGTCACCGTTCGCCATATGCTTGAGATAGTCTCTCAAGGTGTGGGCGGTGATTTCGTCAATTGCGAGTACTGCTTGTGTGTTGCTCATCGTACACCGCCCGAGCGGCGAATCTGATATTGCTTGTTGTGAGATTTACGGCGAGCCCAGCGTTTAATTCGCTGCTCTTTATCGGTAAGCTCCGTGAAGGTAGACTCGAGAACAAACTTACCATTCACTTCTCGGTAAATTGATACAGTACCAGTACCTACCGAGAATTCTTTGAGTCCTACAATCTGACTCGCTTTTGGGTATTCGTCAAAATGTTTCATGGTTTCACCTCAATTACTTTTCGTGATGAGCTACGCATTTAATCAGATTTGCGAGCTCAAAATTATCGAGTTTCTCAATCTTACCTTTCAGCCATGAGTCCCACATAGTGAGAACCTCAATCATACGGTCACGAGCATTGCCAGTGGAGTCCAACTGTGTAGGATACTTAGCGAGAAGCTCGTCTACACGTATATTAGGTTGGACATTAACGAGCGATTGATCGGAGCGTCGTCGGTGTTGATTGCTCATTTTAGTACCTCATTCCAAGTATCAATCTCTTTCGTTTCGATGGCGTAGAGCCGCTCGTCTGTTACGAGGAAGTCCACATGAACTCCGTCATACTCAGTAATGCGAGCCTCTGCAACGGACGACGTATAACGAGCCACCTCTAAGATTTCATCACCTTCGAGCACTTTGATAACTTTCTCACTATTCCAGATAACATATTTAGTACTCATTTCAACCTCGATTCAATGTTTCTCTTCATTTCTTCAAGCACAAGGATGCAATAATGAGCAATTTCGCTCCAAGCCTCAGCCTTTTGAGCTCGTTCTATCAGTATATCTAGTCTGGATTTCATAGCAACCTCATTATTAGAATATCGGCATCGTTTCGGATACCGAGAAAAAACCAATTCACCGAAAATTAGAGAATTTTCATTGTAAATACTCAACAATTTTTCGGATAAATCACTCTTGCCATTCTATGATTGTATCTGTAAAAGTGAGGCTCAAAAATTTTTTAGCCTGACATCTCGGCTATACGAACAAGGGAGATGCCTCGGCTATACGCAATTTTGAGGGATATAAAGCGAGCGGACTCTTGCAATTACCTATAAAACCGCTTGTACTTCATATATACCGCAAGGATTGTACCATAGCACCTGATGCAATGCAAGGGTTAAGGGTAGGTCAATTAAGATCGAACTTGTATACTACACGCATTAACCCACTATCATAGAATCGACAAAGAGTCAAGGGTTAATTTCGTATAGCCTGCAAGAGGTGACATTTGTCACTATCTGGTAAAAGTGAGTAAATTGCCCCTGAATCCGCTTGACTCTGAACTCGGTATGCTGTATTATTCGGGTTGTAAGCAGTAACTAGCACTTTCACAACCGAGTCAATCACGCGATACATGCGGATTAATCCTGAACTTGTACTTATACGGTGGCGATGGATTACTCAAGGGGGATAGCGTATAGAATACGGGCGTACTGTCCATAGATTGACTCGGTATAACATCCATCAAAACCCATAGAATGGATGATAATAAAGGTAGGTTGTGAAAGTCAGGTTATTAGGTATATATCCGACTGAATCAAGGAGTTTAAAATGCACTTTACTTTTGTTAACAAAGCGGGCGAAGTTGTCAAGTCATGGGATGCGGGTTACTGCAAGATTGAATCCGGCTCCAAAGTTTTGACTCTTCGTGAAGCGGGCGTGAATGGTGACACGCTGACACAATCCACCGAGGGCAATACTGGACTCGGTTACTTTGTGGATGCCTCCGCATTTGGTTGTAACCCTGCAAGCAAGAAGGAGCGCGAGTATGCTCCGATGGTACTCAAGCGCTTTGCAAAAGTTCCCGCCGATGCTGTCGTATCCTACGGGATGCCCTCACTGGACTCGAATGGTCAACTCACGGGCGAGGTGACTTACATCATCCGAACCACGATGCAAGCAATCCGTGATACCGCGCAAGCCGTACTCGACTGGAATCCGACTGGTGAAGTAATCGCCCCGATGCCCACCATCCCAGCCGGACTCGTACCCGCCAAAAAGCGCGGAAAGACTCGCGCATCCGCCGAAGTTCTGGAATGGGATGAAGAATCCGAAGGCTAGAACGTAGTAAGTGAGTAAACAAAAAGAGTCTACTTGAAAGAGTAGACTCTTTTTTTGTCAAAATTGCAATTAATCTATGCGAAACAAAACCCTTGACTCTATAGGTGGACTCGCTTATACTTCCAAACATGAAAACATTAACCGCCTCACTCATTAAATCAGTTGTAATCTTTGCAATAACTTCTACCTTATATAAATGGTTGTCAGGTCAAGGTATAGACCGAGTTATTATAATCGGTCTAGTTGCTCCAGTGGTGGAAGAGTTATTAAAGCGTATGCTTACTACTAAAGAGTCCGTGATATTTGGACTAGTTGAAAACCCGTTCTTTTATAACTGGACTCTATTAAGATTAATTCCTGTAGGTATGCATTACACAGCCCGCAAGAATAGACTCGGCATGGCTATCTTGTGCCACATGATTTATAATCTTGCAAACATAACTCAAGCCTACTTGATACTAATTATCTTGTTTGTTGTACTGGTCAATATATACGCTATGCTTGACTCATATCGCACTAGATAAAATTGCCTTGCCTGAACCATTGACAAAACAAAACAACTCGGTTAAGATTGTACTATCACAAACAAAGGAGTTTAAAATGTCTAGCTTTGAAATTGCAGTATTAACTTTTGTAGTAGGACTCGGACTCGCCCTATTCGGACTCGCTTATGTCGCATATAAAAATAAATTATAGCATCCCCCCTAGTGAGCTTCAAAAATCGAGGCTCACTTTTTTTTCTCGAAGCCCCTGTATACCCCACAAACTCTGTAATTAATTTTTCAAAAACAAGCCAAAACTCTATCACCCTATATATGCAGGAATATAGGCAATATAAATGGGTACGGTAGAATACTCGTAATTATTAATTACGTTTATCCTGGGGCTTCCTGTGGTCATCTAGGGGTATGTTTTTATGCGTTAGTTATCCCGTTAAATAAATAAAGAGAAGCGATTAACTTCTCTTTATTCAAACTTATCTATTTATTACTTCTTTTTACTTACAGCTTGAAACGGTTTTCCACGTTTTAGAAGCTTTTCGTAAGCATAAGCACCTGCATCCCATAGCAATCCAGCCATAATCATGGTCATTGGGACGATTACTCCGTTCTCTTGTGATGGTGTTATACCAGTTAAGAGCACAGAAAGCACGGCATTTGCAGCACGAGCCCATTTTGAATCAGGTACTAGTTTTACTAGTCTTAGTCCCAATACAGATACCAATACAATTACTGATTGGACAACTGCTACTGGAGTTGCTTCCTTTAGAACTTCAACCCACTGTAATACTAAGTTAATTAATTCCATTTTCTTCCTCCGAATTTTCTACTTCAAATTCTGATAACGACATAGGGACATCTACCTTTATTTCTGGATTCAGTTCTCGTAAGTTCTGTATCCATTCTACTAAGTAGTGTACATATCTTTCCAATACAAATACTTTCTTCTGTAAGAACTCGATGTCCTTCTCTCTCAGCTCGACAGACTTCATGGCACTTTCAATAGCCTGAGCCTGGGCATTAGAGTGACTTGAGGTTCTATTAGCAATAGCTAAATAAAAACCTGTTAGCACCGTCACTATTGCGGCAATGTCTTGCAGAGCCATTTAAGACTTCTCCCTACCCAACTTTTTTTGCTGAGTCTTTTGTTTCCAATCTACTATTAAATCCCATACCGGTATTAGAAACAGAACCGATAGCCAATCTCTCACTAGACTGTGCCCAGAATAACCTGTGGGAACTCCCGTACCAAGCATGAACAAAATAACTGAAAAGTAAAGCATCACCACAGACGTAAGAAGTCTGATATACTTTTTCCCATTACTGTGAACTACCCAGTATGAAAGGTTAACTAAAAACGATAGAAATGCTATTGCTGAGGATAGCAATAGACCTGTTGATTCTTGCATGTAAAATCTCCTTATCCGAACTTATCCAAACTCTCTCCAGATAGAAGAGGTCTAGTAAGTGTCTCCAGTACAAATCCTTTGTCTGTATTAGGGAGCCACATTGGAAATATCAGAGACTTTGAAAAATCATCGTATGGATAATGTAAATCATCTCTGTAGATATAAGGAGATCCTTTTGAATCAAACCTCACATCCCTCCCAGTAATACACGGTCTATCAAACAGTTCTGGATTGTCCCACCAATTGAACTTCCACACATCACCAGAAGCGTTTAGAGCGTGAAAGGCTATACAAGCACCAACTCCTGGAATGTTCTTTATTTCCCTTTTTCCATTGTAAAGTTTGAGCCTAGCCCTTCCGGTGACAATCTTTGAAAACTTAGGAAGCCCCTCCCTGTCCAAATCGCCCGTAAGATAGTTCTTGCTATTGTTTATTCCTAGAAAGTTAGTGTGGCTCCTGTCGTGAGTAAGAGCGCTGGACATTTGTTTTGCAGCCCACTTTACAAGAGCACTCTTTGTATTGAACCAAGAGTAATATTCTTGTTTAGTCCATCTAACGTCTAGATACTTTGTTATATTTATGTAAAGAAGGTAATGTTGTCTGTCCTGGGTTAACTCTATGTATTCAGGCTCTTTGTTTCCATTGATGCCCCTATACCTGTAAACATCAGGAAGACCGCCTAGAATCTTGTCTTTACCTGGGCGCATAAGTGGAGCACCATCACGGGTGGGTCTAGACTTGCCCTTACCGTTCTTAGCTGACTCCTCATCCCAAGTGGAAAAGTGGACTACATACGGTTCTATCCCTGTCTTTAGTTTGTATTCTACGTATGTATCTCCAAACTTAGCCAGCATTATAGCACCTTTACCAGTACATACTCTGCTTTTGATCCGGTCTTTGGATCTGTAAGAACAAAAGAATCTGGGAATTGAGAAACAGGTGGGTCAACTTCATCTTCAATTTCTTTTAGATTGGTGCACACCGCTGTTCCTTTGTGAACAATGGCCATCCAACCGCTAACCTCTACGTCATCTACCTTCGACACCTTTAGCCATCTATCACCCTTTCTAACCTCTGCCCCATCAGCTGGAGCTGTCCAGATTTCTGTTCCTACTACATTAGAGGTCTTGTTGTAAGCTCCTAGAGTAGTTGACAGGGTGTTTGGTTCGGATCTAAGTCTAGTCCCATTGTTTATGGGATTCATTGTGTAATTAGTCATTTTAATTAACTCTCCTTTTTGTAAGTAACTTCAATACCTTTGAATTTGGCCGTCATGTAGCTGTCCTCAATCGGCGTTGGGACTTCCCCATATCTTTTTAGGAAGTCCTCTTCTGTTCCGTTAAAATAGTTCATATCTATTTCATTGGACTCAGCTCCCCAACCATCGGATGGATAATCGTCAGTATATTGCCAATAAGTCCATGTTTTCCATATGGGCGGAATAAGAGGTTCCGCTTGATTGTACCAAGCAATCCACAAAGGGTATTGAGAAAAATACTTCACTCCTGCAGCGAATTCTTGCCAGTAATAATATCCAGTGTAAACCCCCAATTGTTTGCCTGGAAGAAGAACTTTCAGTCTTTCCATAAAATCGTGCCAGTTTCTCCACCCACCATACTCGCCACCATACCTATCCTCAAAGTCACACCACAATTCCATCTCTCCTGGATCATCGCCAAGCACTTCTGCGTACTTCTCAGCCTGTCTCTTAGGATTAGCGGTGCTATCGTAGAACCAATAAGACCCCCTAAGTAGTCCAACCTTTTTAGCGTTTTTCCATGAGATTGAGAACTCGTTGTCAGGCCATAGATTTTGACCTGCTCTTATTATAACACCTTTAGTATTATTTCTGACTAAACTAAAGTTTATGCCATTAGGTGTATCAGGATTGTCTTGCCAAAAGCTAAAGTCGGGTAGTTTATAATAATTCACATTAACCTCGCTATACGAACATGTTGTCTATAACCCTCTGGGCTATTTCCGAATAACCATCATATGTCCAGTGAGGGCCTTCTACAGGTTCGTACGGAACTATATCATCTGTCACAATTAGTTTCCACTGAGGGAAGTCCCTTGATATCCCATACTGAGCATTCTTTACTGTGTTCCAATAAGGACGAGGCGTGTCACTCGGCTGAGGGCCTAATTGTCCGTGCAATAATGGAATGTCCTCGAGTCCGGCGTGTAAGCCGAACTTCCTAAAGAATGCTACTGTCAGGCTCCGATACTCCGCAGCCCTTGTTTCATTAGCAGTCTCTCGCTCTCCCTGCATATGCCACCATCCGGTGAATACATGTCCGTCTTCTCTTGCAGACGCGACTGCCTGAAGAGCTGCGAGATAAAACTCCTCACCTTTCTGCCAATCACGTATAGAGGATCCCCCCACTGCTGTGTTCACTATTAGCATGTCAGGAAGCTTTACTCTCAAATGAGCTCCTGAGTTTCTTGCGTTTGATTGCCCAGTAACTAAAATAGCGTTCATTTGTCTCCTTATTACCAGCACTTGATAACTACGTTTCTAGTGCTTCCAGTACGATTACGAATATATATTACACCGCCAGACGTGTCAACAGAAACGCAAAACTTTGTATCGGTTCCTGCAGTGGGTGATGGCATCACTCCAGTTAGAAGCTCTGTATTAGATCCAAGAACGTATGATTGGATCGAGCCACCAGCTGTAGTAACGTAGAACCCGAGCACGTAGTTTGTGCTAGCCGCGGATCTTGATTGAACTAATATCATTCCGGCTGTTGTTGGCGGTGTGAACGAGTAGGTTGCGTCGTCGGCTATGGATACTTGCTCACCTATAACAGTTTGGAAGTTATCATCTCTTTCAAGAGCAAAATCATACACGGCTGAGGTTGATGGATATTTTGCTGTGTCAGCCTCATTTCCATCTATAGTAGTAGCTTTATTGGACACGTCCTCCTTTTCGGTGTGTGTGTGCTGAGATCCGTTTACTAAATATTGCTTTCCGCTACCTATGTTTACATTACCATCACTACGTAAAGTCATTACTAATGACATAGTTGCAGAGCCGTCAGGGACTGTATAAATCTCAATTCTAGTGGGCGTGTCTCCTGTAGACCAATCACCGTCAGCTACAAACCTTATCTCCATACGAGTATCAGTCCAGTTTGAGCCCTCGTAACCACGTCCGCGTATACGACCAATAACCATATTATTTTTTATGTTGGTAGGAGACGCTCCGCTTCCGTCCGCCTTCATGAAGGTCATGTAAGGAGCTATACCAGACCCATATCCTGACATAAACTGAGATGGACTTACACCATCACCGGTAATCCAAAAAGCATGGTCTGGAGTAATATTGGGGAGTATGGATGGGTCTCCTATTCCGAGAACCTTATCAACCTTATCCCAAACAAACTCTGAATCCCCACCAAAAGATCCGCCGTCATTAAACTGAATCTCAGTATCAGAACCACCAGGAGTCCCTCCCCCACCTACCGACGGTATAAACTCTAGCCCGTCTTCAGTTCCTTTTACAGCTACTATGTAACCTGAAAAGGTTGAGTAGTCATTTGGGGTGTCAGTTAAATCTAAAAAGGTCGAAGCTCCGCCACCACCACCACTACCAAGTTCCAACTCTTGAATTCTCCAACGTATGTGATTTAGATTATCAAGCAGGGAACCGCTGACAAGATCCCCATCCTCGTCAAAAGCTCCAGGCTGTACAAAGCCTGACATAGCGAACTCATCTGTATCATAAGCTACTCTGTACTGAGGTAGTAATCCTATAATTCCTCCTGGAGGCCCACCAGCTCCCCCACCAGAGCTGGATACCCCACCTAGAATTAATGGTGATGCTTTTATTGTCTTGAACGCATTATTTATAGCGTCCAGAATTGCGTAATCAAACGTATTTCTCATTTACTCTCCTAAATTAAATAGAGTCGTCTAGCCTAATAATTGTGGTACGTGCTTGCGGATACCCAGATGAGTAATCAACCCACATGCCCGACACCGGCTCTCTTTGAAAGAACCCAAATGCATTGTCACCATAATCAAATATCTCCCCTGGCAACTCCTCCTCACCATCCTCGAAGGGTATCTCTATGACACCAGATGGGCCCACATAACCGCTCACGGATACAAACATATATTGATATGGATATGAGTAGTTAGAGGTTTCTATTCTTGTTATGTACCCACTAGGGGTAGAGAAGAAGCCTGAAACTGTGGACAGCTCAGACATATTTATAGAGCTGATTCCTCCTGTCATTGTTACATAGAGATTTGAGTAAATCCCAGACTCTACCATCTCACCCGAGGCGTTTATTCCATCTGAAGATGCATACCTGAAATCCTCGGCTAAAAAGCCTAGATTGAATATGTTTCCAGAAGAAATTGCTCCTGATCCAGACATACTTGGATTGCTGATTTGCAGGATGTTGTTATCAGTGCTTATGTAATATAGCTCTGTTGAGCTTATTCTTCTGTCCATTGTTACCAAAGGAGCGAAGTTTGATATGTCGAGCCTATCTCTATACAAGCCTGATTTAACCACCCTATAATCGTAATTATCCCTCTGCAGAACCAGGTAGATTGGAAATACTATCGGTATTAGTTCTGGCATTTCCCAATAGATACCCTGGGTTGTTATTCTAAAGTTACCCCTCACAGAGCCTATAGTACCTATGTATGTAGGTATTTTTCTTATTCTTGTGGCCTCGTATCCATCATCTCTTAGTGAGACAAGGAATCTGTTTGCCGGTATATTTGTACCGGAGTATGCCACAAAGAAATTCTCTTTGTTGATGCTGTCATTTCCGACATGCTCGATTAAGTTTATACCTGACTGCGGTATGATTTCTGTTAGAGATGCTTCAAGAAAATCCTTCTCTAGGTTAAAGAACCTATTTACCTGAACGCCTGATACAGTCGTAGACGTTTTCACTATGCCCTTATCTCTTTTGCTGACTCTGTGAGTTGGGAAAGCTATATCGTCTGAATAGTCATTGTAATCCAAGTAAGGAACAATATCTGATCTAGATAAAGCCCCATCTACGTAGTAGTCAATAAATCTGTAGCTCCAAGAAGCTCTTGTTACCTCTATAAAGTTACTGACTGCAAAGTATGTTCCTTCTGAGTGATAACTCACAGAAACAGATTCTGGATTACCTATAGTAACGCCAGTACCTCCACTCAGAGGCCCGTGTATAGAATAGTGATCCAGCACCTCTACCATGCTTAAATTTGAATTTCTGGTTTTAGTCAGCCTGTAAATTTTATAAGTAAACAAGGTATCAGATAGAGCTATACGCTTACTTACGTACACAAGAAAGTTGTATTCTTTTTCTGCAATAGGAACTATTAGTGTAGTGTTCTGACTTTCCCACTGTATTTGACCACCTATATCACCTCTAAGCTTCATCAGCTTTTTAAGTGATGAGGAGCCACTTAGTAGATCAACAGTAAGTTCAAGGAACTCTATGCCGTACTCTCCTGGAGTAGGGATCTCGCGTACAATTATGCTAGTAAATAGCTCACCTTGAACTAATATTCCATTAGCTTTTACATCATCAAACACGTCAGGTATTAAATTAACCTTGACTGTGTTTAGAATGAAGTTATAGTCCACAGAGAGGTAGTCCTTCTTACCACCTGGCCCAGCCGATCCATATCTGAATACGAATCTAAACATATCAGCATTAACTCTATAGATAGATAGAAGATCGGCATTTTGATATGCATAATCGTTAAGCTGATACTGATAAACTGTCTGAGTAACTGTTCCAGTTGTTATATTCGGTTTTATTCTTGTTACTTGTAGGAAAATGTCCGATGGGCCATCTCCACGAACTATAGCTATGTGTGAGGAATTAGCTGGATAGTAGTCGTCTATATAGAATATATCCTTGTTCATAAGGGTCATACTTAGAAGACCGCCACCACCGTAGTGAGTATTGAAATCTTGAGTTAGCGGTGTAAAGTATCCAGAATAAGGTAGATGGTTGTATATAGTTCCGTTGAAGTGTTCTCTTGCTGTGCTACTAACATCTGTTGTTGATGCGAATGTCAGAAGATTGTAACTCTCTGTGTATTTTCCTGCAAACACAGATTCTGGATAAGTACCAGACCCTAAAGTCATAGCCTCTACATAATCGTGTACACCATCATTCTCTATGTCGTATACCCAGAAATCGTAATTTCCAGACACACCTACAGGATAACTGCCGAGAATCTCACCGCTATAAGGACTCACGTCCAGTACCCAGGATCTAAATATATATCCGCTTGGAAATCCACTCGGACTTGTAAAGTTGCTTCCATTAGTGTAAGCAAACAAGCTGAGACCGCTAAACGGGTCAGTTTCCATTAGGAAGTCACCTAGATTTTCTCCGGATCTAGTATCTACAGCTATTCTTATGTTATTAGTCATCCTATCTATGATGCACGCTCTAGCCATCACTCCAGAGTATACTGTGGCATCTACGGGGGTCATAGTACCGCTCTTCATAATAAGAGCTCCGCTCATGCTTACAGTCAACCCAGATACAGGAATTCCAGACCAGGGGTGCTCATCCTCTAGAGAGTAGAAAGAACCTCCGGAGGCAGTAACACACACTAGAACCCCAGCGCTGACATGAAGATCGGTGACTTTCAAGTCATCATTATACAGCCCAGAGGAGTAGTCAAACCACCCGCTGGCATTGTAGATACCGCTAGCAAACCCTATAAGACCGCTTCCGGTAGGAGAGCCGCTCCACGCTGGCATGATGTGTTTTCTCCAAACACCACTACCAAAAGTACCAACATACACGAATCCACCAAGATCCCAAAAGGCAAACAGTCTTGGGCAACGCTCATCAAGCTTTATTTGGGTTGTATGTCCAGATGCGTCCAGAGATGTCCCAAAAGACGTTACTTTACCTTTTCCAGTAAATAACTTGTTCTTTATTGTGACAACATCTCCTACAAGGATATTTCTTCCACCCTCCAACTCCACATGCTTCTCAAATGTGATTACTGAAAACTCTAACAACATTTTATTTGCTAAAGCAAAAGCATCCGTAGTTTTTCTTATATTGCTATTTGAAATTACTACCGTTCTTCTATCTTTCTTATCGTAGTCCCACTTAGTAGCCTTATATACATCAGCAAACACCCATCTTCGAGTCTTCGGATCTCCCTTTCCCCAGACTACGGCTCTGTTTCTAAGCATGTTGTCGTGCTTAACAGTCTTAATATCTAAGATATCTCTGTTGTCAAAAGATCCCGCTGTTGCTCCATAAGAGCCGGTCAGCTTACCAATTATAGCTGTGTCATTATAATCAAAGGTTATGTACCACCCATTAAGTTGAAGAAGGTACATTATCTGCTCGTACCCACTCATAAGACCGAGAGCTGTATTATTAGATAGTAATGTTCCAGGATCTGGACTGACTATCTTATATTTTATTTTCATCTCGTCAAGAAAGTAACCTATCCAGAAACTTGCATAAGAAGGGTAGTCTACGTTGTAAGCTACGGATATAAAGTAATCTGACAGCTTTTTTGAACCATCCTGTGCGTTAATTACAGTCACTGAATTAGGTTGTTCTTGTGATGCGGAAGAAACATAGTATTGACCATTTTTCTTCCCGTTCTCGAATATAGTTATCTTATCCCATGGATCGAAGGATGCCGAGTACGTATAGTCTACGGTAATCTCCAACATTCCGATTCCGCTACATATCTTATGTTCTCTTGTCCAACTAATAACATGCGAAGTAATATCTGTACTTCCATGCATAACCTTTACGTCCATATTATTGCCTCAATTCCATTATTGTAGTGTATCCTGCTTGTCCCCAATCATGCTCACAGCTGTAAACATAAAAGGTTCCAGACATTCCTATAGCCGACCTATCTACAGTTACGTTACTTCTTGCATTTATTGATGGATTTCCAACTGCAGTAACCATACCACCAATAGTGAGTCTATTTAGTTTATTTAGGTTATAGCTAGCGATTGAGCTTGCTAAAGCGTTTGTACTAATTAGCTGAGGTGCAGCTATAACAACCGTCTTATAGAATCCCGATGGAAGATATGGGGACGATGCTTTAGCCTCCGCATACACATCTGTTTTTCCGTAAACTACAACTCTATTTCTTAAATCTCTATCTGACCTATAGAAGGATGCAGATAGCATATTTGTTCCATCAAGAGATGCTACAGAACCTCCGCCGTCTGGATATGGAGGTCTATCTTCAAATCTTACAGTCCCACCTACATCAGCATACAAGTGCCAAGCTAACGTGTCCGCTATGAACTTTGAGAAGTCGTATACGCTAGTTAAGTTAACCTCTACGGGTTCGCCCTTAGTAGCGAAAGTAAATCCGGTGCTCTGTCCAGAATAATTTGTTATTCCCGCCATAGCCATTAATTCACCAATCAAAGCCTCTGCGGATATTTTAGACCTTGAGAATGGTTGGTCTGGGTTAGTAGACGCGATAAAATAATCTACAGCCCTTACTAGCACATTGGCAGCTGTGATTTCATACACAGTAGGTTGCTGACTTCTTGTGACCATCTTTACATAGCCAGTAAAAACTTCCTCTGTGTTTCCAGAATAGCCGAGTGATACTGAAATAGAATCACCAACATCAAGCCCACAAGATAAACATCTTATTGTAGCTGTAGATGTGGCTGCTCCGTGGCTATCAGAAACATTTACAGATAGAAGCTCTGAGCAGCCTGTAACAGTAGCTGCCAACATATTAGACATAAAGCTCTATCTCCACGTTATATACAGGTGAGTTTTCAGGAAGATCTGGTCTTAGTGTTTGACATATTACCATCAATCTATTAACCTTTACGCTCTTCACTTCAAAATCACCCTCACTTCCCTCTGGGGAAACTAATTCGACGCTACCCCCAGTGGTCATGCCTTTTAAAGCGTCTTTATCCGACTGACCGACCACTATACCTAAAAGAGTTCTAATGTCATCTTCATGACCGAAATTCTGCAAAACCGTTCCCCCTGATAACGGTTGCAGTCTCGGTATAATTTGAGAAACATCTTCCTTAAGGTCTTGTGCAAAAACTCTGATTCCTCCAAGAGTCCACATAAAATTATACTCCTTAAATTACATACGATCTTGTAATAGTTCCACCAGACTCGTTTGTCTTCAGTAGATCTGCTGCAAGATATGGTTTTATTATGGTGGCCAAAACTCTGCCATCTACCATTAATTGTGTTGTAGAGCTGAATTTGATATCCAGCTTGGTGTTAATCGACTGAGCATTGTCTCCACCAACTTTAGCCCCCATACCGGCTGGGGTTTTTACACTTTCGCCTAATGGGTCGTATCTGGTTGGGTATCTCGCTCCACCACCTATTGCTCCACCTACAAGATTGTCGAAATCAAGTTTAGGCTCTTTCTTTGGTACATAGGTTTCGATTATATTACTTTTTTCACTTTCTCTGAGTAAATCCATAGCTGATTTTGCTAAGACCTCTGTTGAAAGAGGTTTCAGATCAGCTATATTCATATTATCATAATTTTGCTTATCTGGAGATAGCTCCCCACCGGTCTGTATTCCAGTACCTTTAGGAGTTTCTGTGGTTGTGGGTAAGTCATTTAGACTATCAGACCCGCTACCATCTCCTTGAAGAAGTGCCGCTTCCAGTGGAACCCAAGCTGTAGCTCCATCTGGCAGGTTATAAACACCCTGAAGCTGCTTCTTTTCTGTGTCAAGAATTTGCTGGAGCAAGTATTGAATTACTTTTTGATCTCCCTTTGCCGCAACTATTTGATCATCAGAAGAAGTATAGATAGCCTCTGTAATATCTGGGGTATATCCAGCTTCTTCCAATCTTCTGGTGTAGGCAGGAGCCATAGCCTCAGCTCTTCTAATTTCAGCTGCAGTAGCGTTAGAGGTGTTCCATGGAGTACCTGAACCAGCTGCTCCGGAAATTTCACCCTCTTTTCTTAATCTATCTACAGTTTCATCGAAGAACTTTCTGTCAACCCCGTCTGTAATTTTCTTATAGAAACTGTCACCAGCTTCGCCTATTACAGTCGCAAAATCATCCAGGGAGTTTACAAATGCCTCATAATCTTCATTAGACATTCCACCACCCTCTGGGGACTTATAGAACGCCTCCTGAGCCTTTAAGGACTCAGAGATAGCCTTTGACAACTCCTGCTCGTTCTTAAACGATGGTGTCGTATATGACCCATAGATTGGGGTTTCTTTATAAGCTTGCAGTCTTACCTGCTCAGCCCCGTAATCCCTACTCTTAGCTGCAAGATCTCTGGAGGTGTCTAATAGGGCTCCTAAATCTGCCCTAGTGCCAGACTGTTTTTGTCCTGTGTATGGGTTTGTGAACTCCATCTCTTTTATAGAAGGATCCCAGTTGTCCCAAAGGTTCTGAAGATACGCTACCGCATCAACCTGCTGGTTCATTTGATTAATGAGTTCTTCATTTCCAGAGGAGAATATATCAAGAAAATCTTGATAATTTTCTGCCATAGTCCCGTACTCTTCTGGCAAGTTTCCAAGATCGTCTACCAATGCGGATGTAGCCTTAGTAGCACTTGTCGAGAATGCAGAAAGGCTCCCAGTTCTTCTTCCATAATCAGCAGATGTTAAGTCTCCCTCTATAAGCATCTTTGTAAGTTCAAGCTGCCTTTCCTGCTGAAGACCTTTCAACATATACTGCTGAGAGTCTGTTGAGAGCATCTTCTGCCTCTTACTTAATGCAGTCTCTGTTCCAGGTATTTCTCCGCCATCAGCCGCGTTTCTAGCCATGAACTCTTTGTAGAGCTCTGGATCGGTTCTTTGAAGAATACTTAATGCTGCAGCCTCTGTGGTTTTGAATTCTCCAGTGGTTCCAGCTTGTTCTCTAGCATTTATAAATTTACCTACAGGTGTATAATTGGTGACAAAGTCGCTCGTCATCAATCTCTCTATTTGAGCGGTAAGCTTACCAAGCCCCTCATATCCACCGCCCAACGATTTAAAAGCCTCCGATTGCAGTTCTTCTGGAGTCTTATCGAATCTTACTTCAGCTCCCTTTGAGCTAGCGCCTTCCATAGCTCCAGCAAAGAAGTTAGCAAATGTGGTCTCATATGTTATGGTTGATCTTACAAATGCCTCAGCTATTGCAGAACCTACTAAGGCTCCCACTGGGCCTCCAACAAGTGCACCACCTATACCACCAACCAGGTTGGCAACGCCCTCTTCAGTGTCTCCAGAAGCGAAGTTCTGAACAGCCGGAGCTGCTATAGCCGCTACAGATGGTAGTGTTGTAAGTCTGGCTAGAGGGCTATTTACAGCCCCTCCAAACATAGTGGTTCTTCCTGTTAACATGCTAGCCATTCCGCCAGACATGTTAGTGTTGTTCATAAGAGCGGCGGTCATGTCGGTCTTTCTGAACACCGCGTAAGCAGCAGCCAGTCCTAGAAGTAGTGGCCCAACCTTACCAACTCTGGAAGCTATCTCATCAAACACATTGACTGTGCCAGTTCCAACTCCAAGTAAAGCTGAGAACAGGTCTAATAGACCACCCTCATTACCAAGACTCTCTGCCAAACTCTGGAAAGAGTTGGTTAATTGTGTTGCAGAAGTTTCTACGGTATCAAGCTTCTTGGTAAGAGCGTCGCTAGCTGCGCCAGATGAATCTTCCTGTGCTGCAGCAATTTGCTGCATTCTTCCGAAGTTCTCAATGAATGCGGATACATCCTTCTGTCTCCTGATACCACCTCCACCAAGAGCAAGTGTCAGTCTGTTGAAGTCTTCGTTAGCAATAAGTCCACCCTCTCTCATTGCAGCTACTTCAGTCATAACATCCAAGAACTGTCTGGTTTTACCAGAAACATCGGTTACAGAGATACCAAGTCTAGCCAACTCCCTAACTGCAGAGTCGGTTTGATAGTTTCCTATAAGAGCCTTAGCTACGTTAGCTGCTTCCTTTCCGCTAACAAGAGATGTTTCGGACAGGGTAGCTACGAGTGCGTTAAGCATCTCTACAGAAAGCCCAGCGGTCTCAGCTGAATCGCCAAGAACAGCTACTCCCGTTGCCAAAGTCTCTACATCAACAGAAGCTATTCTACTTACTGTAACCCACTTGTCCAGCAAATCCTGACCTCTAGATAAGGCCTCAGCTGCTGTATCTGTAGAGTTGGCAGTCTGATATAGTGCGGCTGTCATAACGTCAATCGCACTAACTTGATCCAATGTAGAAAGTTTCGACAGTGTAAGTGAGTCGTTAAGCAATGTAACCGCGGTATTATATCTCTGAGTCTCGTTTGAAACTCTACCTGCAGCTCTATAAGCCTGTCCAAAAGATTCAATAACGCCCTGGACAGATTCTCCGGCTTGCTGGGAAGATTGATATACCTGCTCAAACACAGCAGAGGTGTTTGTAACCTCCTCATTAAGAGCAACGGAAACATCCGCTAACGCAGCTTCATTGGCTATGAGTTGAACCATAGCCTCACTGATAGCATTTATAGGCCCGTAGATAGCAGAGATAGCTATAGACCATTTTAGAAGGTCGCCAAGGTCTCTCTGAATGTCTTGAGTAAAGCTTCTATGCTCTTTCTTTGGAGGAAGAGTGCTGCTTATATTACCTTGCTGGTCAAACCTTACGGACTCTCTGTGCTGAACTCCGCCGATATTCTTTCTGAAATCTGCTGTAGAGTATGGGCCTGTATCCCACTTAGTTACCTGTTTGAGATCCTTCATGCTGTACCCCTTCTGTCGCATGTAGTCCTCTACGATCTTACCTTGCGGTGAGTTTGAAAAGGCTTTCCTATTCAGTTCACCGAGGTTTCTACCGAAGTTGCCTAGCTCATCAATAACGGCGGAGATTTTTTGTGGCTTTATTTTATTTCCATCGCTATCGTAAGGAGTGGCTGGAAGATAGTTTCCTGTAACTGTTCTGTTACCACCGGAATCTCTTCCTATTTTCAGCCCTTGAATTCTGGACTCTTCTAGCTTGAGAGCTCTGATTAAACCATCAATAGCCTTTCGGAACTTTTCTTCTTCAGGCTTTAGATTTATTTTATTAGATGCTTGAGCGCTTTTTGCTGGTGGGTTTGCGCTAGCGGCCTTGTTCTTATCACCAAAACCACTGTAAACGGACGCAGATCCCTCAGCATCTCTTATCGCCTTCTCGAGACTTTTGTATTTAGATATAAGTCTATCAACCTCAGCCATCCTCTTTCCAATGCCTTCTGTGGCTTTTAGAGAGGAACCTGCTGCGCCGTGAGATTCTGTGCTAAGAGTTTGAAGTCTCCTAACTTCTTTATACAAGGACTGAGCTAAAGCTTTTGTCTCTTGAAGATTTTGTTTTAATTGTTGTAAAGAATCTGCCATTGTTTTTCTAGTATCCCTCAACGTCAGCGATAACTATCTCTGCGTTGGTTTGTTTTTTATTGTCAAACACTTTTGATAACCAGTCATCTATGTCTTCTGGTGTTCCATCCCATATCGTAACTTCTGGTGGCTGCTTGTCTTTTGGCAGCTCACTTAGGCTGTCCAATTGCTGCCTTTTCCTTATTACATATCCTATCGTATGGGGAGTGTCTGGAAGTGTTTTTATTTTTGCATCCAGCGGTATTTGCAACGCTTTAGCGACACTCCAGATGGAGGCTATTGCGTTACTGGCTGCAATTTTTTTAGGTCGTCCATAGAGAGTTCTAATAGAGTGTACTCTCTGATAAACTGGTCTTTAATTTCTGATGGGAGGTTAGCAAACTCATCGAAAGAACTGAAGAATCTTACTCTCAAATCTTCGTCTTTGTATACCGATAGGTAGCTAGTCCACTCCCTAAATGCTTCCATAAGCTCTCTTTCGCAAAGTTCATCTATCATGGAAGCTTCGTATTTCTTATACAAAAAGCTCTTGTCCTTTGAGCTGAGCTCATTCTTTAGAGCTTCAATCTTACCCTCAAGAATTTTTCTGACCTCTTGTTGAACTTTTCCTGGGAAAGCGTCTACCTCTAGCTGATATTTCTCATGAAGCTCTGTTTTAGCGTCAGATCTTGGTGCTTTTGGAACCTTGACCTTGACTTCTGATTTAGCTTTCTCTGCAAGTTCCTTCATTGAAAATACAGTTATTACCGAAATCATAGCTTCCGGCTCAATATCGTCAATGTCTTTAATGTATACAATCCTTTCGTCGCTATTCAGATCCCTTAATTTACGTCTAAGTTCTCCGCTTCTTCTAAGAGCAGAAACTCTTGCCTTGTTAATATCTGCGTCGCCCACGACTCTCATGTAAACCTTTACCGGTTCACCACCCCCTACAATCTCGAATTCCTTGCTCCAAGAAAAAAGAGGGCTTACGTTCACATCATTTTTTTCTATTACTGATGACATCCTGTACCTAATCCTTTCAAACTATGTTAAATTAAAAAGGGCTACATTAAATGCACTAAACGTACAATATAAGTAGCCCTTTTATTTACCTTTTACCGCTACAAGCGATTAATTTATTTGGTTATTTGTTACAATTACGGCATTGATCCGCTGTAGATAATGCACTGTGAGTCCAAGCTCTTGAAGTTGAATGTCTGTGAAGCATTGCTGTTGACATTGCTTGTGTAGCTATCACCAACGATAGTGATTGTTGGGATGTACACAGTCTTAAGAACTGCGTATGGTGTCTCGACGTCGCAAGGATCTGTTAACTCAATCTTCAATGAAAGAGCCAAATCTTCACAGCCTTCACCAGGGCTCCACTCTACGCCAGCTCCTGAACCGATAACACCAGTTGTAAGAAGCTGAATAAGCTCTGTATCGGTGTCAAGTACAGTGATTGTACCTTCTACGGTAGGAACTTGTCTCTGGTAGCCAACAACGTTTCTTGAACCAAGCTCTTTTACAGCCTGAACGTTCATGCTTCCGTTGATGCTTACAGACTGAACTCTCATCAAGTTGTTAGCACCGATAGCTACTGAAACATCTCTGCCTCTAATAGCCACTGGAAGTGCGTCGTCACTGATGTCAGACCAGTTATCACCTGATGGGTTAGCGTGGTAAACTACCAATACTTGTGCAGTTCTGCTGTCACCAGTAGTCAAGGTAGTTCCAACGATTCTGTACTCACCGGTTGAAGGTGCTCCAGTAACCTCTGTTAGATAACCTCCATCGAGGATAACAGAAATACCGTAGTTACCATTCTTCAGCTGAATAGGAGTCTGTGATAGAGTAAATGAAGTTGTGCCGGTCGTGAATTTATCAACAATAACGTCATACTTCAAATAACGTCTTTCAGATCCGATAGCGGTGTAGTCTTCTGTAGAATCGCCGTCAACCGAGTAGTTGAAGGTGAAGTCTCTAACTTGAAGTCTTCTACCGCTGATTGATTTAGCGTAATCAGCTGCTTCCGCGTCTTTGATATACAACACTGCATCGATCTCTCCAAGCTCAGAGATATCAACACCCTGAGAAGGATAGCTCGCTGGGTTTGTTCCAGTAAGAGCAGCGAAGATTTTTATGCCTACATCAAAAGCACTGAATGTAAGTGTGATTTCAGAAATATCTTTGGTCTCACCTACATGCTGAGGATTACCCAACTCGTCTTTAGTCTCAGATGGCTGAGTTGACGATAAGGTTAAACTCTGCACTCTTGAGGCAGCAAACCCATCTCTTGGGCCTACTATCTTAAGTTGCAAGTCCTTGGAAGGGACTGCTAAACGTTTAGTCATTATTTAGACCTCCATTAATACGTCGTTTTGAGCTGCAAATTCTATTGAAGCTCTGTAATAAAGTAATCCATGCGAATCAGAGGCCGGTGCTACTGGATCGTAAGATTTGGATAGCACCTGTAGAACCCCTATTTTTGTAGGAGTCACCGATGGTGGAAAACCTTCATTATAATTATACACCGAAATGCCGTTCTTGAGTTCATTTAGTAGTCTGTAGCCGAACTCGTCTCTCTGAGATTTGTTCTTGGCATATATATCTATATACCAACGTCTAACTCTTAGACCGCTTCTGTTTCCGAGTTCATACTCTTTTACTCTTATCTTACCGGCTTCAACGGCTATTGTCGGGAGTGTCATATCTTCCAAAGGAAACCCATCGACTACCTTTATAAAGGGAGCGTCTGAAAATTTGTCCTCAACAAAATATAAAACACTTAAATCTTCAAGTCTTTCTAAATACATTTACACTCCTCTAAAAGTCCATAGATGCTAGCTTGCTTACAGTAACTCTCTTACCGCCGACTGAAACTCTCGAGCTTCCGAGTCTGTCTTGATTTCTGTATTGCTCTATAGCAGCTACTATTCTTTCTACATCTCTAGTTGTAACTGAAACCCCTAGTCTGGAAGATAATGACTTAGCACGCTGAATATTACCATACTCTCTATTAAGAGAGTCTACAATCGATTCAGCGTCTTTTATCTTTTGAGTAAGATCTCTTGTGCGGTTAAGTAGAGTATCTCTAAGATTCTTATTTCTTGTTCTTTTTTCGAGGAACTCGGATCTAAATCTTTGATAAAGAGCTCTTTCAGCTTTTTCTACAAACTTGGTTCCTCTAGTTCTAGGAAATGGAGTACCACCTATGTCAGATGACATGGAGGTTCTAGCTGTCCCATAGTTCAGAAGAGACCAAAACGGAGCCGCCGTATCCATATTTTTAACCCTAAGATTAATCGTTTTTGAATACAACTCCGTACCGTATACCTTTGTTTTCCAGTATTTAGATGCCGCTGCTGGATCTCTAGTATCTTTAACTTTGAGAGCTTCTCTAGCTGCTTCGACAGCCTCGGCATAGTCATTAATATTTCCAGCTATCGAGTCCATATCGATCTTCACCGATATATTACTAGACCAGCCAACCCCATTATAGATGATCTCTATAGCGTCGGCAATGTCGTCAGAAATGCTCATTAATGCTGTTCTAAAAGCCGGATGAGAGTATTCGCTCTCTGAAGTCGCTATTTGAATGCTCTCTTTAAGAATATCATCTGCCTCCGCTAGCATAATATTTACGCTGCTTGAGATGGCAGTTAGAGCGTGCTGAGAGTTTCTAGCCTCCGATAGTTCTTTCTTGGACTCTTCCAAGGCTTTTCTACCTGAAGAAAGAGCCTTCTCCAACTTATTTATGTTGGAGATTGTGGCATCTGTGACTTGCGATAACTCAAAAAGCGCGTCTAATGGATCTTTCATTATGACCTTATCATGAACTCAACGTCACCAAAAATGTCTCTCATTATAGACCTGGTATAACCACTGATTTCATCTAAAATAAACTTTCTAAGGAGCTTATACTCCTCCGTGTCTTTAGGCACATGATTTTCTAGTTCTTGAAGAAGCTTTGCCTGGAGCTTCTTATTTTTTCTTCCGACGTTTCTTATAACGTCAATAAGATCTACTTCCTGAATTGCCTTAACCTGTGTCATCCTTTTTATACCTTTCCTTAAAGTCTAGGACTATCCTGTTAGGACTTGGTACTCCTAAAATAGTTACTTTCTCTATATCGGAGACTCTTCCATCGACTATAATATGATCAGAGGCCTCTATCCACTCTAAGTACGGCCCTGAATACATTACCTTTACTTTTCCATCACCAACAAAAGTCATTCCACCTGTAACCCAGTTCTCTTGTTCGGAGAACTTCCAAGTCACGTGTCCGACGATTCCGCTTGGGACTTCAGTAAGTATCCAATACTCGCCTGAGCAAGTTGGACAGAAAGAGTCGGTAGAGGTGTCTGTTTTAGGATCAAGCCCACAAGTTGGGCAGCCTGACTTAGTTACATTAACAAATGTAACTTCTCTTCCTATGGTATTTATGATGTTCTCTATGGTTTGTCTTGTATTGGATGGAAAAGTTATATGCATTTTATTGTAAAACTTCCTCGAAAAGTTTAGACCATTTCTTTGATATCTCGTCCCAAGAATAAAACTGGTCTGAAAACTTCTTGATACTCTCATCTGACAACTTAGAAACTAATTCCTTGTTATCGTATAGAGCTTGCATTTTGTCTGCTAGTGATACTGGGGAAACCAGTTTTCCTACAGTCATTGAGTTATCGAAAGTGAAATTCAATGTGGTAGGAACTAGAACACCGCAGTCGTAGAAGATTTCTGAACAGGCGCTGTGATCTGGAACTATTTGTGGAGCTCCAGTCATGGCATGCTCAATAGATGTGAGCCCCCACCCCTCGCCCATGGAAGTATTTAGTCCAACATCAGATGCGTTATAGATATCATTGAGCATATCATCAGATACCCTCTGAACACCTGTTGACATATTAGTTAAAACTAGTTTGCTTTCGATATCAAATCTTTTAGCCATTCTAGCTATGTCAATGTGGGAATCTACAATTCCACAGTGCATATGGATAAGAACATCGTCCTTACCCTCTGCAAATAATTTAAAGCCCTCTAAAGTAACATCCAGTCTCTTTCTGGGCTGATTTCTGTTTGCATTTAAGAACATGAAGCTGTCTGGATTTCTACTGTTTCCGAACAAATGTACCTTAGCGTCTCTCCTGCTGGAGAACTTCTTATAGAACATTTTCTGGTTAACACCGTGCGGAATAATATCCAAATCAAGATCCGGAGCACAATCGGCGTGATTGACTACAGCCTTTCCGAATTTTGTGTAAGTAACCGCTTTAGATACGATGTCGAAGTTTGAATACCAACTGCTATCATGATACTCTGAGTCTACAGGGAAGTACACCACTATTTTAGGAAGTGGTTTCTTTACTTCTTTCTTAATAAATTTTAGATATTCATTGATAATCCAAGCATCATTAAGTAAATAAAGAATATCAAACTCCGCATTATTCAATAACTCAACTAAACGATTTTCTCCAAAAATTCTGCCACCAGACGCTGCTGGGAAAATTGGGAATGTATAGTTATGCGGATCTCCTCTGTAGTTTATTCCAAGACCCACTACGTCATACTTATTGAGAAACTCTTCATTAAGAATGCTGTGTGAAACTCTTGCAAATCCTGTTGGGGTAACTAAATCTGAAACCCACAACACCTTTTTCTTTCCTGAATCCTTTTTTACTGCCATTGTGTAAAATCCTTTCTTATTCCTCTGTAGATGGATGCGCTATTCTAAGTGGAGTAGCCAATCTCTTTGTTGGGGGAAGTACATACATTTGCAGTTCTTCCCAGTCCATCTTATATCCAAACTCTTTAGCTCTACTTCCTTCTATGGTAGATACTGCAATTTCAGCATCTTTCCAGCTACCTACATTCCATGAGTTAGCTTCCAATTGACCTGACTTTACTAAAATCGAACACATAAGTATAAGAGGTCTTTCGTCTGCGTCCTGAATAACAGGAGGCTCAGCTGTAGTGAAGGTATAAGCTTCTGTGTTTCTGGATACATTCTTTGTAGTGTCATCTACTATGTATCTTGAACCCCACCACCTCTGCATAGCCTTTACGCCCGTAACTAAAGTAGTTCTTAGCCAGCTATCCATATATCTATAGGACGCAGAATCGGTATCACCGAGTTGCATTCTTAAAACCGGAAGTAGGTAATCTAAATTTATGGATGTTTCTATTGACATTTTAAATCTCTGTTTCTAGCTTTGATGGGAATCCCGCAAACTCAGCCGCCTGTACTTCTGACAGTCTAGCTTCGATAGTTGAGATTACCTTCTCTGACTTTTCCATTTCCTGCGCTAGATTCTTGATTCTGAATAGTAGTGCTACTGAAACAGTATCATTTACAAGCTTCTGAATGGAAAAGAATGGTTTTGACAAAACTTCTTTCAGCTCTTCGTCGCTGAATTCCTCTGGTGTTCTTTCCTTCTCTTCTTCCTTGCGCACAAAAGCAATCACATCACCTGTTTGAAGATGAAGCTTGTTCTTGGTTCTGAAGAAATAATCCTCTTGCTCATTGAACACGTCTACGATACAGGACTCTTCCTGTTTACGCGGATCTCCATAAAGAATTACACCTTCTGGGATGTCCTCAAATGGATTCCATACTGTAACATATACTCTACCTAAGATGGTCTTGATATATGATTTAAACGGAGCTCCACCAGCAGACCCCGCCTTGAAAATTGATTTATCCTTAATGTCCATTGTTAACCTTTCATTCCTTTTCTATATTAAATTGAGGTGGCGGATAAGAATGTTATCACGCCTATCCGCCACAATAATTTTTTACTACTTTACCTAGCTATTAGGCAACCTTGATAACGTAAATGCCCTGAGCATTGTCTACGATCAAACCGAATTGCTGATACAGTTCCAAGTACCACTGAGGTGGTGTTGGCTGCATATCGCTCCACTGTTTGGTCTTTACGTCACCGTAAGTAATAAACTCACCTACGTTGTTACCAACCACGATAACCTTGTCTGAAGGGATCATTGCGGTGTAATCTTCAGGGTTATTGTACTGTTGTTCAATAGCCATGATAGGAGCACCGTAGTATCTTCCCAACCAACCGGTCTGCATGATTTCCTTGATATTCTCAGGAACAGCCTGGGATACTGGGGTTGAGTGCCCGTCAGCCCAACCAGCACCAAAGGTGGTGATAGGGGTAAGAGCAGCTCTGGTTCCAATAACAGCCTTCACGCCACCAGTGGTTTGATTGATACGGTCAATAGCATTCTTCAATGCGGTTGAGGTCAATGCACCACCTACGTTGGTGAAGTTGTCTGGAGTGTTGGATGCAGTCCACACGGTGGAAAGTGCAGTAAACACCTTGCCCATGTAGAAGTCACGCAACTTAGCTAGCATCTCTCCACGAATGTCGTCAAGAGTTCCCAGCTCACCTGATTCAAGTTCCCACTCGTTAGCAGTTACCTTAACGTCAGCGCCGTCGAGAACATAGTTCACACGGTCACTTACGGTAAGTTCGCTTGCCAAGTGAATGGCTCCTGGAACCAAGGTTCTTACTTGAATGCCCTTGCGAACTTTCTTTACGAGAGCATCGCCTGGCTTCAAGTTTCTACTATTCATTAGCAACCCAATGAAATCGGTAGCGATATGTGTTGGTTGTACATACTCTACCAAAAGCTGGGCTACAGCCTCGCGTTTCCCTTCCTTAACTAGGGACGCGAAAGCTTCCTTTAACTTGTTGTCTTCCATGTTAAATTAAACCTCCGATTACTTAATTCTTACAGTTAGCTTGCCGGTTGCGCTATCATAACGCTCGGTTACACCTACAACACCAGCGGCCATTGAAGCAGTGTACTTCAATTTACCAGCGTCGGTGGTATCATCAGAAGTGTTAGCCACGATCAAAGCGGCTCCAGGTACGATGATATTTGAGCTGTAGATATAAGAACCGGAAGGCAGGGTGAAAGTACCATCAGTGTAGGCAAGAGCCGAAGCACCCGATGGGATTGTTAAACCTTCCTGATTTCCAGGGTGGGTTAGGTACATAGTTGCAGTGAAGGGAGCGTTAGCATTCTCGCTGAAACCACCTCTTTCTGCAAAAGCAAAAGAAGGATATGAATCAACAATAGGAGTAGGACGATTGTCCACCTTCCAAGTGATGCAGTAGATAGCTCTCTTAGCCTCTTCAGCAGTAGCAGGAACCTTAGCTCCTGGAAGATCTGCTAGGCTTCCGAAATCTTCGGAAAAGCTGTGTGATGTTAGTACAACGAAACGTCCTTCAACAGTGTCCGCAGTAAGCACTACACCAAGTACGTCGTTAAAACGATTGATTTCCATTTAGAAAAACCTCCAACTTATTTAGTTCTTTTTGCTCTTAAAGCCTGAGCAAGTTCGCTGATAGTCAATTTACCGGACTCTCCGGTGAAGTTAGGAAGACTTCCTCTACTTGATGCAGAAGATGTGTTTCCTTCAGTGCTGGAGAAAGCTACAAGTTCTTGCAACATAAACTCCAACCCAGCTCCGTCTAGAGAAAGAAGTTTCTCAGAATTCTCTTCAAAGAAGCTTTCTGGTTTTTCCAACCCAGCTTCCTGGAACTTAGTCTTAATTTCTGATAACTTTGATTCCTTCTCTACTTTAGCGTCGATGTCGCTTTTGAACGCTCTTAGACCTTCAACTTCTTCAGTTAGAGAAGCTAGTGATGTCTTAAGAGTATTAATCTCTTCGTCCTTAGCGGCAAGATTGCTCTCCGACTCAGATGCGAAAGATGAGTTACTAGATTCAAGCTCAGCAATTCTGCCGTTAGCTGCATCTAGGCTAGCACTCAATTCCACTACCTTATCTTCAAGTTCTTTAATTTTATCCAATTCAACCTCCAAATTTCTTTCTTCACTAGAAGCAAGCGCCGACTTAACCTTATCAATTCTTTGCATAGCTGTTGATTTAAGATCGTCACTTAAGTCTGATGCAGAAATTTCTTGTTCTAAATTATTAAAACGATATGGTGAAATTTTGCCTTCAGCATCCATGAAGGGAAATAGTCTCTTTCCATCTTCAGTTACCAAAATGAAATTGGCATCTGGAAGATTGGAGACATATTCGTCGCTCCATTTATTTGCTGCAATTGCTAATACTGGGGTTCTCCCTGCATAAGCTGGGATACCTACGATAGTAACCGCTCTAAGAGTAGTGTCCAATAGGTCAACAACTCCGCCGTTAGTGGTTCTATCTCCGTAGAAAATTTCCCACGAAACGTTAACAGGTTTTCCACTTTCAACTCTATCCTTAAGAAGCTGAACATCTTCCGCTCTTTCTGTAGGCCATAGAGCTGCTAGAGCTACTATTTGATTTCCGTTTCTGGCTAGATTGGTTATCACACCAATAGGTTCGGCATCATCATGCCCGTCATTGATATCTCCGACCATCATCTTTATAGGCTTATAAAAGCCGGTCTTGATGAGGTTATCAAATTCACTTTCGGGAATTCTTTCTCCGTTCTTATTGGGCATATCGTCAGTCAAGATAAACTTCATCCAGCTAACCATAGCATCCTTACTAATAAAGGACGCAACTGACTCGCCAAACTCGCTTATAGCTGACTCTCTACTAACTAATTGTACTACATTTTCTAAGTTTGTGTTAAGTTTTTTACCTTTCGCCATTTTTTACTCCTCGGCAACCTTGCTTTTTGGCTTAGTTACCTTCGCTTTAGGCTGATTATTCTGGGTTTCGTCGCCTGTTTCGCCTTCAGAATTGTCTGAACCAGGATCTCCAGATGTATTGTTTGAGTTTCTACTGAATGGCTGAGGGCCAAATTCAGGTAGCTTTCTCTTCTTAAGTTCGTTATTTTCAAGTTCAAGCTTATCAAGCTCTTCCAAGAAATCATAACCCATGAACTCTGAAACAGAGGCTCTACTTACACCAGAGATGTTGTACAGTTTTTCCAGGCTTCCTACGAACTCTGTGAAGGAGTGTAGATTCAACGGCTTGAATTTTACTGATGGTGCTTTGAAATTATTTCTTTCTGCCACAGTTCTGAATATGTCTCTAATGACCTTTATCAGCTTTCTTCTCAAAGACTCGATTGTCTTTATAGGAGAAAGAATAGCAATCTCTGGGCTTGATGTTCCAGACCTAGAAGATTCGCCTGTAATGAGGATTCTAGGAAAACCTAGAGCAAACAGAATCTCTTCGTTTATATTTGCATACCTATTGTTATCAGATAGCAGTGAGGAATCTGGGAATACCCAATCAATTTCAACAGTGTGGTTTGTAATAAGCTGGAAGATTCTTTCCAAGTTCTGGTCTGATTGAAATCTAAACATCAATTGATTCTTGATGTCAGAAAAGACTTTTGCGTCTTCTTCAGAGTCAGTGATTGGGAATTCGTCCGAACCTACTTTGATATGCATGATAGCACTGATGACTTTATCCATAATGGAGTAGTCCATTCTTCTCATTCTTCTTTTGTGTTGAAGTGCTTCCAATGCTGGTTCGATGTAAGAAATCGGGTATGGGTTGTTTGTTAGATACTTTCTTCTGAGAATAAGCTTGTTGTCGATCAAGAACTCTTTTTCTCCAGCGTTTATTCTTTTAACAAATTCTGGATAGTAGGTCTTGAAGTTATCATACAAATCCTTGTCTGTATTTCCGCTAGGATATTTACCCTTACTCTTTATGAAGTAGATAACTTCATCAGGTACTACAACGAAGAATGAGGGTGAGTCTGACATCATTGAAGAATAGATTTTGATAGAGTTTGGATCTCTTACCCACATGCTTACTGGTAGAATCAGTCTGTTGTACTTCTTGATTCCCAGCTCAAAGATTTCGTCCTTATCCATTGGCCCGTATCCAATTTCTGGAACTACCAATCCAGATATAAGAAGCTCTTGTGCCATAGTCTCGGCAAACTCCATAATCCTTGGTTTTAAGGATGTAAAGACTCTATGCTCGTTATCAGACAATCCAGTCTTAGAAACTATCAAATCATTCATAGCAATCTCTACTAACTTGTTGATTACGGTAGCCACGACAGGCTCTGTCTTGTAGAAGAATCTGCACAGGTCTACAGTTTTATTGAAAGACTCTTTATCAACAGATAGCTCAAGACTTACCTTTGGATCTTTCCATACGTTAGTGCTTGCAGCCAGAGACATGCCAGCTTCTGCCTTATTAAGAAGTCTGCCTATTGGCATTTCTGGGTCTGAGGTTATTTCTTTTGTATTTTTTGCCATAATTAGTGTATCCATGATGGGCTAAAAAGGCGCTTCCGATCTCTTGAAACGTTTAGCCCGTTTGTGATATGATATGCACCTACCGCACATAGAAGAGCCGAAGTAAAGTGGTCTTCACCTCTCTTACCTCCTTTATCAGTAAGTGTTTTATATGATATGTCCCCAGCTGTGCTTTTGCTGTAGGTCATTCTTTCTAGCTCCGCTACCATATCGAGATCAGTGGTAGAGTAAACTAGTTTTCCGTTATTTGAAAAGTCCTGGAGAATTGACACTGTAAGTGGTTTGGTCTTAGTCTTAATCTCACTACCGTCACTGTTTGTGCCGATAACTGTCCAGGAGGAAAAGTCTATTTGGATGATTCTTTTATCGTAACGTTTACTTGAATACTGTTTGTCTTGAACCATATGCTGTCTAACAGACTTACCAGCATTACCTTCGTCCATACCTATTATTGAAGGCTCAAACTTACTATCTAGGAGATCAATGACTTTTTCCTGTAATGGATATGAAACCTTGGATAGCTTGATTCTTCCATGAAACTTTATTCTATCCTTAGAGTCAATGTAGTGAATTGTTATAGCCGTAGGCTCTGTGTACCCCAAGTCTATTCCCATGATAACCCCGTAGTTATTTTCCTTTATGTGCGGGAATGAAGAAATTTTGCTGTAAAGCTCATCTTCTTCATGCTTTAGACCGTCTATCTCCAATTTGTAAACAGGATAACTTTCTATGGTCATCATGTTTCTATCAAACAAAGAGAATACGGGTTTTCCATGCTGACCTAAAACGTAGTGGATAAAATCATCTGTTTCCTTACCGCCATACTGCTGAATAGCTCTTTCAATGTCAGCCTCTGTAACTCTAGGGTTATCATAAGATGAAACCCTGTGCTTAGTATAGTTAGGATTCTCTTGATCCGCCATATACAAAACGTTATTCTCTCTCAATCCCGTTGGAACCCCAGTTACAAGCATTCTATGTCCAGGAGTCCAAACGTTCTCCGATGGTTGCATTTCTTGGAAAGCAGTCATAGGAAAGTATCCACATTCATCCGCAGCTATGAATGGAGTGTGAAGACCGATAAGATTAGCTCCGGTTCCTGATTGTCCGGCTATACGACACATTAGTGTAGTATTGTTTAGTGTGGTTATCTTATAGTCTGAGCTGTTAATACCAGATGATTTCTCTATGAAGTTCTTTAGAAAAGAGTTCGATCTGAACATTCTAACTAGTTCTGTAAACACCGGTTCAAGATGAACTTTGCTAGGAACTGTGTAAAGAACATAGTCTCCAGGAAACACATTGAACACTAGAATCCATATTAAAATAGAAGCCAAGCTCACGGTCTTACCTGTAGCCCTTGCTGTGCAGATTGATACTTTAGGATTGAAGTCACACAGGATTTCTTTCTGATAGTCTGTAAATTCAAACTCATCGTAAAGGTCTGGGTCAATGTCTGCGTTGCGTATGAATTCTGGGGCTAAAACTGGATGTCTTAGTACCTCATAAAGAATTAAATCTTCTTGGCTTATTTTTTCTACAATCATTTATCTATTTCCGAAAATATTCTACTAATAATTTTTTCCCAACTAAACTCGTGTCTAATGTAATCTACGGTTTCGTTGCTAAGAGTTTTATAAGGTGAATTTAGTATTTCTACTAACTGCGAAACCACATCTCCATCTAGGTCAATCACCTTAGCGAAGTCAGAATAAAAATCGTAGGAAGGCAGATTTGGTACTATTGGAACAGAGCCTGTCATTGCGGATTCTATACAATGCATCTCAAATCCCTCTATCTCCCTAAGTCCAGCTACGTATTTAGCCCTTGATAGAAATGAACCATAGAGATTTTCATCTATGTAATTCACATATTTATACCAGTTAGGGCTGTATCTAAAGTTCTCTCCGGTATGATTTAGTACCTTACCAGCTTGCTTACAGGCTTCATAAATCTTGTCTATTGACTCTGTTTTAGCGACGTGACCTGTTGTGAAGATATCAATGTTCTTATTTATTTCAGGTACTTTTGCGTACACAAGTGGGTCTGCTCCCAAAGGAATTCTAAGAAAATTTGTTCCTTCTAGCAGATAGCTGCCTAGGTTGTTCCAGGAAACCAGTAGAGCTGAATCTTTCCATAGCGGTTTCCATAGATTCTCTTCTACACCTGAAGTTAGAAAACAGTGTTGATATATAATGGTTTTGTTTAAATCCATAGTCAAAAGCTTTTCATACTCTTGACCGCCTACCACATGCACTATAGAATAGTCCGCACTTTCTATGCTGTCAACCCACTCTACACCATCTGGGGAATGTGTTCTTAAGGCTGAGCTTATTTTTTTAAATGCTTTACCAAAATCTGGATTACTTACTTCAAATAACTTCATTGCCAATTATTCCTTCCAACTAGAATGGTGTCGAACTTATGTCTCCACTTGTTATACATATACTCATACTTACTAGAATACGTACCGTCATCACCACTTCCAGAACCTTCGTGATGTACTCCGACATAGCCGGAGGTCTTTACGCCGAATCCTGCATCCTTAGCCCTTAAAGCATACTCCGATTCTTCATGCCAGAATCTTCCAAAGAATGGGTCTAAAGTACCTATCTTGTTTACAACGTCACGACTAAACATAAAGCAGTAACCCTGTCCCACATCACAGTATGAACCCCTTGTTTTAGCTTCAAAGAAAATACCTTTTCTTCTAGGGTCTATATAGTAACCAGTTTGAGCTACAACACCAACGCCTTCTGTAAAGTTCTTCTTCATTCTCTCAAGCCAATCTAGTTCTTTTTCATCTTCTGGGATAAAATCAAGATTGTTATTTACAAAAGCGTCGTCGTCAAAGAAGAGAATGTAATCTCCCTTTGACATTCTTATTCCCTGATTTCTTCCTGGAGTCACGCCCGTGTTTTCTTGATTTACAACTATTTCACCTTTCACACCTGAACTTTTAAGTCCCATTAAGTAGTCTGAAAGGTCTTCAGATATATATCCCTGAACTATAAGAATGAGCTCGTAATTTGATTTAGTTTGTTCAAGAATCGAATCTATGCATCTTTTTACAAATGCGAATCTATCCTGTATAAGAATGACAATAGAAACCATTATTTATTTACCCTAAGCCAAACATGTAGATTTGCAACTATCCACTCAATGCCGTCAAACCATTCGTTAGCTTCCCTTTCTATCTTCTGATTAATTATAGAAAATCCCTTGAACAATCCGAGATCCGATGTGATAAAATCTTCTGTGTAGTATTGAAATGTTCTGTGATTAAATAGTCTTTTATGGTCTGGATTAGCTACGGCCCAAAGAGTGTTTGCTAGTGGAACTACGATATCTACTGTCGAACCATTTATGCAAACCCTATGAAGATGGCGCATTAATGCGTCCAAGTCCACTACATGCTCCAATACATGGTGTGCCTTTACAGCATCTACGCAAGAGTCTTCCAAAGTAGGAAGATATGTTTCTATGTTTCTTCTTATAACTCTTGGGTCTGTAGAGTTTTCATCTATGTTTATGTATCCAGGAATAACATCATTCCCACAGCCTAGGTTTAATTTGTTCATTAAATCTCCTCGTGATTTATGTGTTTGCATACTTCGCAATTAGATTCTAAGTATCTAAGAAAGTCGGCTATAAGGTCTACATCTAATCTATCTTCAATATCGAATCCATTAGAAATAAACTCTATGCCCTTTGCTATAGCCAGTCTTTGGGCTTTGATAAGATCTCTGTACTTTAGATTAACCCCATTATTTATTCCTACCCAAATGCCAGAACTCTTCTTATACACATCCGTGTACACCGTCTCCTCAAAATAGTTTAGCTTTTCTATCTTGTCGGAAAATCCAGCGCTTCTGTGAAATAAGTATCTTGCCGGTAGTTTATTATCCAAGTCTGAATATATCAATGTGAAGTAATTATTTACATTACCAAAAAAATTGTTGTACGATTTACCAGTTCCTTGAAGGTCTACTACTAAACTATTCTCTACATCAATATCTTTGACGTACTCTTTGAAATCCTTAGAAGGATTATTAAGAATAAACCTAGAAGAAATGAACTCCTGGGCATCTAAGTCTGGATACAGAACTTTGAACATTGGGAGCAGGTTACAACAATCCCTAGTAGTGAAGCGAAATTTTTTAAATTTAAAGGAGTAAATTCCTTTTAAATACCTGCTTAGAAGTATCAGTATAGGTAGATTTACTTCGGTCTGTTCTTTCCAAAGATCGTACCTTTCTGGAGATGCTTTATATGGATTGGATAGCCTTACAGCTCTGCAAAGATAAGCTGTCTTCGGATAACCGTGACTTTCCAGCCATTTTTCGTTGTCTGTCAGTGTAGCATCAAAGTGAATGGAGTTTATACCGTTATTACGAGCATTGGTGTAATCAGACATTATGTTATCACCTATATGTAACTCTGGTTTTACTTCCTTCCAAACTCTACCACTCGATTTCCCATCATAGCTAACGATAATATCCTTATATCCAGATATACCGTTGTGTTCTAAAAGTTCCTCTAACTGGGACTTACTAAAATAAGAATCAGATATAAGAATTGTCTCGGAGTCTATTCTATCAGCGTTTTCAACTATCTTGAATGTAAGATCCTTTTCGGTTTGGAACTCGATATTCTTTATAGCTTCAGCTTCTTCTATGCTACAGTTTGTAAGAGTTGCATATTCTTTATAAATACCGTCAAAGGTTTTTTCGTTAGCTAAGTTTTCAGCGTGCTTCCTCCACCACTTAAACGAAGGTGAATTTATTTTCTTAGCTACGGCATCAAATATAGATTCTGGAGTATAGTACAGTCTTCCAATAATGGTATCAAAAATATCCAACGATTTCATTACAGCATCCCGTCTGGGGTTATGTCTGGATTACTAGTTCCCTTTGTCTTCAGCAACTCAGCTGATGTTACAGTGAATTTACATCCACACACCTTTCCTTCGTCGAGAGGTCTTTGACATGTGAACGTAAAAGTGTTCTCAGATTCTGGGTACAAAGTCCATACTGTTCCCAAGAGCATGTTACAATCTGGGCAGAATACATATGAACTTCTAGATTCGTAAAATCTTCTAGCTTTAGTTTTTAGATCGGCCAGGTAGTTAACGACGGAGGCTTCCTTGTCAGACTTTCTTACGCGCCTTTTGATGTTAAGATCCTGCTCGAGAACTGATATGTCCCTTCTAAGATCCGATGCCATTTTGCTAACTCTGTCCAAAACCATTACGTTGCCCTGAGTAATAGATTCTTCTGTTCTCATAGCATACATGTACTTTTCGTAATCGTCCAAAGTTATGATGGCTTTGATTAGAGAGCGTAGAGCCTCCCTGTCATTAATCTTTAGGTCATCTAAATCGTAGTCCTTAGAGAATTCTTCTATCTTATTCTCAATTCTCTTTTCAAAAGAGGCTTCTTCATCTTCTGATATTGGGTCTCTTTCCTCCCACATCTTATCGAATTCATCATCTGATAGACCTTTGTACTGAGCCAGATTTCTAATCTGCGCCCTTGTTAGATTTCTTTTTGCCACTATTGATTCTCCTTACTGACTAAATTATAACACAAATTGATTTTTTATGGAAATAAACCTATTTTTTCCTGATTTCACCGTGAAAATACGGCACAAGATCGTTAAATCTTGTGTTTAAGTAAGAGTATATGTCTGGATTGTTCTGTTTAACAGACTCTACACATTCGACGTGAAAGAATACATTTCCATACGGCACTTCTACTGGAACCATTCTATATCCTTCACTAACTATTATCGGTTTCTCGCAAAGAAAACATTTTACATTCATATTGTTAAATAGCCACAACCTCGAACAAAAAGTTCGAGGTCGTGTTATGCTAGCTCCTGTTTCTTATGTTATTAAGAACTTCGGTTGCGTATATGTCATACAAATCATTATGCAACTTATCCAAACTATCTTCAAAGTTTTCTACGACATAATCAAATTCGTGATTGTCGAGAGACCTTTCAGACTCATCCAGCGCCAAATCGCCTTCTAACTTTATTGGTGCATCTGGTCTCAAAACCCTGATTGTAACTGGCTTATACAACAAGTTGTTTCTGATAAATGATAGTTCATTTGGAAATCTCCAATCATCTATGCATATCATATCATATGGATATGAATCCGAGAACTCAACTCTCTCCAGTAAGGTTCTGGCAAATACGTCCTGATCGTAAGACCTAGCCGTGTTGCCGATTGCTTGAAGGAGGGCTCTTCCCCTTTCATCCTTTTTTCCATCCCACCCAAATTGCACTGCAAGTTCTTTAACTTTAGTTGCTAATGAAAACTTATCGTTTACTAAAGAATCACTTTTGGCTATTCCACCTAAAATATCTGCGCAGGTAGATTTACCAGCGAAAGCGCTTCCAGAGAACATAAAGCACAGCGTTTTTGAAAAGCCAGCTCTATTGACCTTTTGACCGTTTATATTCATCCAATATCCCTTCCAGAACCCTGTAACTAAGAAGGTCGCTCATTACAAGAAACTTAATTAAGAATGATAGTCCTGGTACGTCTATAACAATGGAGTCCTGTGTAGATATAAAGAACCGACCTCCAACTTGTTTTATGACTAGGGTATTTAAGTACGGTATTCTTGTCACATTAAGTCTAGCAAGAGAACCTTCCTTTGATGACATTATACCTCCGAGGCTGAAATTACTTGAGACGGAGAATCCAGTGAACCTAGCTCCTCAGATGAGTACTTTTCCTTTGGAAACATTCCAGCGCCTTCGTTTTCCTTCAAGAGTGAGTTGAATCTAGTCATCAACTCATTCATACAGTCTGCGTAGGTTTCGTCAAAGTCAGCTCCTACTTTGTCTACAGAAAGCTTTACTTCTTCAACTTCGGAATCTGGAGTTTGCTTCATTGATTCCATCATCACGCATGTAATTTTCCACTGCCCGTCTTCTGATCTCGAAACAAGTGTCCTAGAACCAAATTCTCTTTGATATACATTTTCGTATTCGTTACTCATACTGTTCTCCTTATCTGCTTAATGTAAGCAACATGTTTTTAGAAACTTTCTTTGGAAGAGCGCTTTTCTTTTCTCTGCAGTAACATCCACATCCACCACATCTGTATAGAGGAAACTTGTTACTTCCGGTGTAGAAGTATTTCTTGTCGATCAATTCAAGATCTCTGCTTCCACAATTAGTACATACAGCGTTCTCTGATTCAACATAAAGATTTAAATTTGGATGACCCTTCACCCAAGGGCGTAGCTTCAAGTAGACTTTTTCTAAAAGAATTACGTCGCCTTTGTTGTAAGTTTCCATGTACTCTAAAGCTTCTTTATCGCCAGCTACGCACTTTTTCCACAACTCAAAGTCAGTATCCATCTTAGCTTCAAAACCAAACACGTTAGCGAGAGCATTCAAACTGTTGTGAGTAAATCCAAACTGTCTTTTAGCAACCTGTTTAGTGTCGATAACCTGATACGGACTTGTTGGAGGTAGCTTATTCACAATCAATCTGGTATTCATGTTTGGCACATCAAACCCAGACGCATTATGAGCGATAACGATATCAGCTTCGTCCAAGAGTTTCCAAAGTAGTTTTACAATCCTTGAATCATCCTCTCTTTTGGCTTCTTTTGGTGTAAGCCTTGCTGATAAAACTTCATCATCAAACAACCATTTCGCAGACCAGCAAAGAGTGAACCACTCGGAAATAACTTGGTCAGCCCCAACGTTGCCTCCCCAAACGCTTTTCTGAAACACGAAAGCTCTAAGAGGTGCTGTCTCAATATCAAAAATCAAAACTTTTGGAAGAGTTGGTGGTTTGAATTCGAGAACATTGCCACTAATATCGAAACATCTAGGATGTGTAAGAGCACTGTGACCGTGCTTACATCTTTTTACAGCCTTAAACTTTTTAATGAGTTCCATTTTTCCTTTTCCTTATTAACTTATGTTTAAACCTTCCGCGCATAAACTCTTTCACACGTTCAATTTCATCTTCAGTTAATTTGTAATTCTCCTTCATATTATCAATGAACCCGTCTTCTGTAAAGTATCCTCCGAGCGAATAAGCTATCCTATTGCACAGCTTTATAAAATCTCTGGATATAGTCAACCTGGTCTTTCCAAGTTCATCTTCTAATTCCTTTAATGTTCTTCCGTCAGCGAGTAACTTTATTAGGTACACGTCATATTCGGATAGAAGATTGTTATCTTTTAGTTGTCCAATTTTTGACTCTAGAACTATAAGATTATTATATTCATCAGAGTCTACATCTGGCACTGTTTTTATTTTTACGCTATTTCGTAAGAGATGTTGAACTATCCAGGACATTCTAAACCTCCTGGATTAGAAAAGATTATCTCTTTCTTTTTTCTCCTTATCATAAATTCCAAGCTCCTTTAGGCACTGATTACTATGAACACAGTTATAACATGCCCTTTTAAAAACACCAGTAGGTGTGTAGTTTCCAGACTTAATATCTCTAACCATCTCCGGTATTATTTCTTTAAACAATATTTTTTCCAAAGTCTTATTAGGTGTGTATCTTATAAGACTTCCATTTGTAAGAGAAGCGAAATAAACTCCGGAAGGATTTTTATTAAAGACTTTAGTAAATGCCCAATGGTATAAAGCGAACTGAATATAATTGTCTACATTCTTGGGAGGCTTTCTACTTGTCTTCCAGTCGAAGACTTGTGAACTAGTAACTCTGTCCATTCTTCCAACTACAAAAACGGAACTTCCTATCGGAATCTTAAACCTGAATTCAGACCTATCTTCACTAGATAACAAACTTCTGAAATTTTCGTAGTAGGTTGTATAACAACTTATACAGAAATCTTTGTAAGCTTTACTTGAACCTAATTGGGTATCTATCTCGGAATTTATGTAAGCGATTGCTTTATTAAAATCATTCCAATAAACTTCTATAGCTCTATGAACTATATCCCCCATCAGCATCTCAGGTGTCTGCGGAGATCTTCCTTCATAGTTAAGTCTAAAGTCAAGTTTCTTTTTACACACCAGGTAATCGTCTATCGCTGATTGTGATATGTATATTGACATTACACTGTAGAAGACCTCTCACTTGCGCTCAGTGATCTCCAAACTTCAATCATGTTTTTCCATACATCGAGCTGTAATCTTTTCAGTTCCAGATCCGCCGATACTTTGGCTAAATCCAACCTCATTGGAACTAGTTCACCATTTAGACCTGAATACTTGTAAGCATTCTCAATGTAGGCAGATGATGGTGGCTTATCACCTTGGAAATAACTCTTATCTGTACTAACTGTTTTATAGTTTTCTGTCTCCTTAGCCTTTATTTTAGCTTCAAGAGCCAGCTTTGAATACAGTAAGTCTGCAATTTCCTTTGTTAATGACATAAACTCATCGAAGTCTGGGATCTTCGATAATACCTCTGCGGCACTAGCTTTCATAAAATTAACTCCTTACTTTCTTTAATATTACCACATTATACCACAAAATTCGGTATTTGTCAAGGGCTAAATCCACTCAGAATCTATCCTGTTTTCCAGTTTATTGTAAATGTCACACATAGAAAACAATCTTCTTAGATTATTCTCATCTAAGGTTTCGTCCCTTTCGCCGACTATTCTAGAGAATTCCTCGAGATTTAAATCGACTCCTACCCGCAATCCAGAATATATTCGATATGGATTAACCGTTAGGTCTGTGTTCCACCCCTCAAAGTCATACATAGTAGTCAAGACTTCTTTCACAAAGTCCACATCTACCTCTAGAGTATCTGCAATGCTTTCATTACAAGCACCAGAAACGGACATTAGAAGAATATCGCTCACCGATAGAATATCTACCAATTCACCTGGTATATTAAATCTTTCGAGATAAAATTCCTTGATCTCTTCAAAGCTATTAAGGTTATCCATCTTTATCCAGCTCCTCTCGAAGCTCTGTGACCGTGTTAAGAAGTTCACAGAAAACTCCGATGTCCATAGCAACAAATACCTGAACACCACCTCTAGCACCAGAAAACTTGCCTACCATAAATGGAATGGAGTTTGTCCTTTGGGCTTCTTCTGATATTTTATCTAGCCACTCTTTCTTTAGAGCCAACTGTTTAGCTCCGCCGTATCCTACTTTAGCTTCGCCTTTAAACTGCCTTGTAAACGAATCTACTACTCCGGAAATATCGCCTTGAAGTATTGGTTCGCCCAACGTAGTTCCAATAGCACCGCTACCAGGAATTTTCCTCCACGAGCTTTTCTTTACGTGTTGGTTAAGGATTTCTACTGCTAGTCTTTCAAAATCTGAGCCTTTTTTCTTTTGTTTTATCATAGTTACTTCCCAATAATCCTATTAGTTTCAGGTTCAAATTTTAAAGTGATAGTTCCGATTGGCCCGTTTCTAGCTTTAAGAATTATGAACTCCATTAGATTTTTATACTTGCTTTCTTTGTTGTAGTAGTCATCTCTATAAAGACCTACGACGAAATCTGCGTCTTCTTCCAAGTTACCCGACTGTCTAAGGTCAGACATGATCGGTCTTTTATTCTCTCTGGCTTCAACGCTTCTGTTCAACTGAGAAACCCCAACCATACATACTGATTGGTCGTTAGCAATCAACTTACACATTCTCGAAATTCTTCCGAGCTCTTGGGTTTGATTGTCACCTCTCTCAGCCATCAGCTGTAGGTAGTCAAGGTAGACAACTTCTACTCCGTGGTTAGCTCTAAACTTCTGTACTGTGCTATCCACATAATGTATGTCAGAAGTAAACGATGTGTCAATGTAAATTGGGAATTTTCTAATCTTTGTTATAGATTCACCAATAAGACCGACTTCATCTTTTGTTAGCAAACCGAGTCTGATTTTCTGTAGTTCTACTCCAGAATCTATAGCCACCAATCTTTCCACGAGTGAATTGTAATTCATTTCTTTTTCAAAGAAAAGAACTGGAACACCATTCTTACCGTCAGTTAGAATTGAATTACAAATAAGACCGGTCTTGCCCTGAGAAGGTCTTCCTCCAAGAATAAGCCAATCCCCAGGAGACTTTCCACCAGTAGATACATCAATGTCACTAATTCCCCAAGAATGACCTCTAACTCCAGGATTCTTTGTTCTGGCTATAATCTCTTCAAAAGCGCTCCTGATGTTATCTGCAATATGATAAGCACCACTACTACCTGATAGCTCTGTAAGAGACTCCATAGTTGTTTTGAAATCCCTGATGCTTGATTCTACATTATCAGCAGTCAGCTCTCCAGCCTTTACTTTTGAAGCGGCTGATACAAACATTCGCGCTTTATAACTCAAAACTAAAAGGTTGCAGTACTCTTTAAAGTTTTCAGGCGGAAAAGACATTGCCAATATCTGCTCTATGTATTCTCTTCCTCCAACCTTGGCTAGAAGACCGGAGCCTTCTAGCGAACTTATAAGTAAGTGAGCATCGGCTATAAGCTGTCTTTCATTTAGGGATTCCAGTTCCTGAAATATTACTTGGTTGGCAGATGAGGAAAACATAAAGAATCTTACACCACATCCAAAATAAAAATCAGGGTTCTTTATAACAGTAGAAAGAACTGCCAACTCATTCTCATAAGAGAATAATTTATCACTCATCGTCTACCTCCTCAATTAACCTCATAGATTTTTCTACATCAATTTTCTTCATAGAAGCTTTAAACTTAAGTGCTTCTGTAATTTTCTTGTCTAGCGATTCATACGCCCCAGTTGTAATCTCAGCCTCAAAAGCTGATTCTAATCTATCTACACAAATCTTATAGAGCAGTCCGTAAGGTAGCTCTTTTATATCTTCACGTTTTCCTATATCAATGATAGAAAAAAATACCGCGGTCTTTCCAAAAATCTTTACTAAGTGCCCAAGCTTAGCTATGTCAGTTCTCGATACCGGAACTGAGAATATACTTGCATACAGCTGAGCCAAGACACTTCCTGGATTAGTGGTAGACCTTAGCATATTAAAATAAAGATCTGCAATTCCTTCACTTTTTACTGTCATATCTAAATCTCCAGTTCTTCTTCTTCCTCCAAAAGAGAGTCGAACAGACCATTACTGTTGCATGAAATTACGTCGAATATTCCAGCCTCAATGCCACAGATAACTCTGTGTGGCATTTTCAGTTCGAGCTGATAGTTTATAGCCTCAATAACTTCGTGTAGGAGGGTGGACTTTATCATGCTGTCAGACATATCTTTTCTTATGTAGATTATCTGATGGTCAAGATCCACACACCCCAAATTCTCCTGCAAGCTTTCCAAATTATCCTCAATGATAACCCTGTACTCTACGCCAAGAATGTTTATACTTTTCATGTTTATATGGAGGGGGGACTTTTAATCCCCCCTCTATTATGTATAACTAGCTAGGGCTTCCGAAGAGCTCGTCAGCAGTAAGCTGAGCTTGAAGAATTTTATCGTCATTGATAATAGTCTTTTCAAACTCGGCTGCAGCGTTTCCTGCTTTTCTAGCTGCAAAGATATCTCTAAGAGATACGCCTCTTTGCAGATCGAGAAGTTCTACCGCTGTTAACTCGATAGTAACTTTATTCAAGTCAACCAAATCCGCTTCTGAGTACTCAGGCGCTGGGCTTGGAGCACCTGGAATTGGAGTGATAGTCTTATCCTTTCCAGAACCGGATACCATCAACATGATGTCATAATTAGTAATGCCGATCTTCTCACCTGCGGAATCTAGAATGGCGTTATTGACTGCTCCCAAATGGTCAAACAAAGTCACGCCTCTTGATAAGACCTTGACCTTATTAGAAGGCTCTGGTGTTACTCCTGCGATAATGGCGGAGCACTTAGAGCAGTTAGATGCCGTAGCTGGATTCTCTGCTCCACAGCTTGGGCAGACCTTGACCAATGTTTTATCAAAAACATTGACCATGTAAACTTTTCTCTTTGGAATATACCTTGGGTCATCTCTAAATCCATCTGGGTTCTGCATAATGATAGATTTATTTGTAGCGCAGATTGGGCACTCATCTCCAAGACATTTAACTGTAGCTTTGTTGATGTAGTGAGTATCTACTACTGTGTACCCTTTAGACAAAATCCTGATAGTTGCATTGGTATTTAGATTGAGGAATAATGTTTTCTTCTGGGTAAATGGTTTCTGTTCTTGTTTTGATGTTCCGAATTCTTCTTGTGTCATTTTGTTTTTTCCTTTTTATTTGTTTTGTAGGCTTTCGAGAAGCTTCTCGAAAGTTATAGTTCTTTCTTTTTCAACATACTCTAGGGCTTCTTCTAGAGTGCCTTGTGGTCTTTTAGTTCTAAGTTGCATATATGATAGATAAGACCACTCAATGTCTACCAACTGCAGATACCTAAGCAATCGCATGGAATCTGGATTAGTAATCACTACTTCTGGGATTTCTGTAATGGTGTCACTGAACTTAATGTTCTGATAATCTCCAAGTGAGAATATCCTCTCAGCTAAAACAGACTTATTCATTTAATGTCTTTCCTTCCTTTAAAATCTTATCTGCCTCCATCCAAGCAAGCACAGCTTCTTCACCCTCAAATACATTATCTGGATAAAGAGCATACTTCAAAGATCCTGATTCCATAGACGAAATGCGTTCTTTGTCCTCTTCCGTCATCTCCAACATAATGGGAACCTCTGTAGGACTATACCACGTATCGCCAATTTTAACTTTCATCCTTAGCCTCACTTTCTTCTAACTGTTTTTCAAGTTCTGAAATATCTATAGACGTATACTTGTTGATAACTCCGTACACTGTCTTTTCAATAGACTCCACAATTTCTGGGTGTTCTTGTATAAAGCTACCAGCGGCGATTTTTCCCTGACCCAAAGATGTGTCCTCATACTTATAGTACGAACCCTTCTTCTTGATAACACCAAGCATGGTACAGAAATCAATGATGTCAGAGTACTTGTCAACTCCTTTTCCAAAAATAATTGGAATTGTGTAGCTTCTAAATGGTGCTGACATTTTATTCTTTCTAATAACAAACTTAGTCTGAATACCGATAGTCTCACCGCCGACCTTCATACTTTCGCCCTTATTCAAGGCAATTCTGAGACTGGTGAAGTGTTTCAGTGCGTGACCGCCAGGGGTTTCATATCCACCCATGTAGGAGCCAACCTTATCTCTAACCTGATTTAGAAGAACTAACGCTACGTTGTTTTCTGAGACTATGTAACTGTTTCTGCGAAGAAACTTTGAAACCATTCTAGCCAACAATCCTACATTAGCATCCTCAAAGTCATCTTCTTTTTCTTTCTTTGGAGCTAACGAACCGATTGAGTCCAATATTACCAGACTGAAACTACCGGAGGCTACTCCCATTTCAACCATATTGAAAGCGTCTTCTGCGGTTTCTGGATTTAGAATTACAAGTCTTTCTTTATCAAAAACTTCTCCAACCATATCTCTAAGAAGTGTATAGTCCAGCATGTTTTCAGCATCAACGTAGAGCGCATTTCCTCCGGCTAATAAACACTCCTTAACTATAGACATGGCTAAGGTTGTTTTACCAGAACCTTCAGACCCGAAGATTTCAGTAATCTTGCCTCTGGGAATTCCACCTACTCCGATAGAGACATCCATAGACATGCATCCAGTTGAGATTACGTCTACTACGTCACCTTCCTCAACTAGAACCTTTTCTCCGAACCTTTCTAAAATATCTTCAACAAAATCCTTCATCATGTCTCCTTATCAAACATTTTTTCATTTATCTGGTTTCCCCAGGAATCCCACCCAGGCTTTGACTGTCTAGCGAAAAGTTCTATTCTGGGTAAATCTCCTACTAGCGATACTATGTCGTCACGTATTCCATCCGGCTTTCTTGAATGCTCTCTCAAAGGATGTATCTGTAAGTTTCTTACACTTGCGGACACTCTAGATATTTTTCCCTTGGTAGCCAGTAAGCACAGCTCTGGATTACTTCTAGTCCAATTTCCACCGCCAAAATGGTATGTGTTTTTTGTAGTTTTTACCCAAGTGAATGCGACAGTTTTGTACTCAAATCCCCACGAACTAATTACATCGAGGGCTAGCGGTAACTTAGAATTCATTATCCAAAGAAACAATATTGCATTAGGCTCTGTCAAATTCTTTATAGGAAGTTCCACAATATCAGAATCTTTCATTGTTGGATATAGCTTCGACTTCGCCTCTTCAGACAGGTCTTTTCTTTTCTGGAAATTGTATTCCCAGGGCGGGTCTGCGTAAATGATATTATACTTTTTTTCTAAAGGTAACTCTGTGTATTCCACGCTAACTCCTGTATATTACAAATCCAGTTTCCTTTGCTAGTCCGGCGTAGGAATGTTCAAGATTGTAAAGAAATTCTTCTACTCCGCCCTCATTGATTATGCCTACAAGATAAAGAAGTTCCATTGCTGATGACTGTGTAGTATCTGTATCTATAGCATATCCAGAAAGAATGGAGAGACCGGATACATCTAACAACTCTCTGGGGTTTACGTTTTCTGTGCTCAGTGACGAGCATCCTGCAAGATGTAATATCTTATGCTTTAGTCCGTGTCTGTGTTTGTGTACAAGTTCAACGTAATCTATACCAAGCTTTTTATGAAGACCAGAAAGTGCTTTTCCATCCTGCATATGAGATGAGAGGTAGAAAATATCATAGTCTTTCTTTTTGAAAATTTCAAAAAGATAATCTAACTCTTCCGAAGTATTGAATGTAAAGTATGCTACCTTGCACCCTGTTTCATTCTTTACAAGATTTAGCAATGTTTTATAGGTCTGTCTGTTATCAGTTATATCATTGTCCCATAGAGCTTCTGCACATAAGATTTTCATATTTATCCCTTACCCCAACGCTTACTTACTCGGCTGTCAACAACTGCTGGTATCTCTCCAAGGAACGGTTGAAACGCTCCCACCATGCAATTTCTCATAAAGTCTTCTCCATCTTTCAACACTGTATCACTGACTTCACACACAATTTCATCGTGCACTTGAAGTACAGGATAGAACAAGTCACCAAATGGATTTAGATTGAACATATCGTACAATGCTATTTTAGTTATGTCTGCGCCACCTCCTTGAATAATCATGTTGAAACCTTCTCTTCTAATTCTGGCTTCAAGTTTTTCCAGCTCCTTTGGGCTACCATAAACAGGTGCAGATTCAAAGAATCTTTTTCTTCCCATCGGAGTTACAGAATATCGTCTCTTCAGAATTATATCTTCTACAGCATTCTTAAAAGCCGTAAGTACGGGATATCCAGCATAGAAGTCGTCTAACATGCTCAAGGCTTCTGCCTTGCTTACAGAGAAGTTTCTCATCAACCCGAACTCTGTAGTTCCATATAGGATGGCAAAGTTCATTGTCTTACCAAAGTTTCTTTCTTCAGGAGTAACTTCTTTTAGTGACTTATTAAATCTGTTAGCGGCTGTGGCTGTGTGCATGTCAGAGCCTGACACGTATGCATCAATAATTTTAGGCTCTTTAGAGAGGGCTCCAACTAATCTATACTCCTGTTGTGAATAGTCCATAGAAATAAAGCTGTAACCATCCCGCGCCACAAACCCTTCTCTGTATCCACCTTTTCTAGGTAGGTTCTGCATGTTTGGATTTCTAGAAGAAAATCTTCCTGTAGAAGTTCCCATCTGAAAATAATCGGTATGTATCTTACCCGTAACTGGGTTTATAAGATCAATTACATTTTCCCCATAAGTAGAAATATTCTTTTCCACGCCTCTGATGTCTAGAAGCTTATCAATCACTTCATCTTTTGGAAGTTTATTAAGTATCTTTTCGTTTGTGGAGTCTGTCTTAATTCCTATAATATTGAATGCGTTTAGCATTTGCTTATGTGAATTAATGTTAAACTCTCCCTTAGCCCATTCCACTACAGCAGACGTATCAAGTATATTTTCTAATTCAGTTCTAGCTCTTTTAGTCTTGATAGGTATACACAGCTTTTCCGCAAATTCTAGAGCATTTGAAAACTTCAGCTTAGGCTTGGAATTGTTTATTCTGTCAAAGACGATTGCTTTGAATTCTTCACTGTATTTTTTTGATAGTTCCTTAGCGTCATTAGTAAGCTGTCTCCAATGTGGAACATCGAGGGATACGCCGTGCAGTTCCATATCACTAACAACTTTCACAACTTTCATTTCCAAATCAACTACTTTAGCTAGACCCTTGGAGTTTATTTCTTCCAACTGGCTTTCTATAATCTTCCTTAGAAAGACAATATCCTTACCCGCATAGTCAATCTGTTCCTGAGAGAAATCTTCTAAGCTTTGACCTTCTACAATGAAGCTTTTCTGCATAGACTTGTCTAAATCTACAAAACAGTATTTTCTAACCAATTCAGCCAGAGAGTAAAGTTCTTTTCCTACACCTGTGTTTATAATTACTTCTGCTATCATGGTATCGAATACTTTATTTAGATAAAGGTCTAAATCCACCTTTACCATTTCCACATCAAATTTGATGTTATGCCCTACATAAGTAGCCTCAGATTTGTTACATAAGTCAATGAGTCTAATTAGGAAATCTTTTCCAAGTCTAGCTCTGTTTACAACATAAACATCTTCATTAACCATAAACTGGTATAAAAGTGTTTTAGCTAAGTAGGGATTCAATCCGGTAGTTTCTGTATCGAAGAAGATATATTCGGGCTTACTTTTTATTTCTTCAATAAGTTTAGATATGGAATCTTTGTTCTCTGTTATATCATAGATGTAATGTATCATATTAAATGACAAAACCTGAACTAAGTAATCAACAGATTTACATTTAATTCAGGTTAAAGACTCCTTTCAAGAGTTAGTATTTGAGTAGGGACGACAGGATTTGAACCTGCGATCTCTTGCTCCCAAAGCAAGCGCGATGCCGGACTACGCTACATCCCTAAGTTTTTTTATTATTTTTTTTTACGAATCTATCTACAACCATTTTTTTTAAATTTGCTAGTTTCTAAGATTCTCTTTGTCTATAAGATACTGACTTTAGGAAGTATCTTATAGTTAAGCTCTTAAATTAATCACTTAAAGAGCTCTTAAGATCTTAAGGGGTGAGAGAGATTCATTTTAGGACGGAGACGCGTTTAATAAAACAGATTTAGCGTCTGCCATTTCTTACCCTAGCTTATAGGTTATAGACGGTTATCCAGAAGTAACCCGCTAGGGCAAGGTTACTTGTTCTTACACCGTTAGGTAGGAACAATGATTAACTTATACCTTATTATACCACGAAATTCTGTATCTGTCAAGGGTTTAAAGTTAAGTGTTAGATTAGAAGGCGGCTCTAAGGGGACTCGAACCCCTGCAATCTCTTCGACAGAGAGATGTCATAACCTCTAGACCATAGAGCCATCATATTACTGAAAGTGGGTAAGTACATACGAAACTGCCCAAAGAGCTAATGCCAGAACAGATAATCCTAACAAGACAATTCCTACAACCTTAAAAAAGTTTTTCATATCACATACTCCTTTCTTTTTATAGTGCGACTGGCAGGAGTTGAACCTGCAAACACTTCGTTTTAAGCGAAGTAGGTATGCCAATTCCCTTCACAATCGCGCACACTACAGAGTGTACTGTATCTTCCGTCAATTAATGTACATTGATGCCACTTAATAAGGCATGAAGACTCTGTAGGTAGTGCATCTAAGAGGGGTCGAACCTCCACTTCCGAAGAAACATGTTCCTAAGACATGCGCGTCTGCCAGTTCCGCCATAGATGCAATTTATTTATTATTTAGAAGAATCGCTCTTCTTTTCTTGTTTAGCTATAACCGTTGAGTCTTCTTTACCACAGGTAGCACATCTGATCCCAGACTTGCCATTCATTCCCATAGGATTGAAAACCCTCTTTCCCTTACCATATAGCTTGTCCTGATACTCATTTACACAAGTACACTTGTAAATCATATTAACCTCCAGTCGCAAAAGTCAAGAAAACAAACCCACCAATCAGCAAGCTTGAAAAGATAACCCACACAACTCCCCACACATCACTTTCAGTAGTTTCTCCAGAAAGAATTCTTCTAATCATAGCATCTCCTTTTTTTTTGTTTTAAACGGACTTCGTTTGTGCACTAACACCAATTGTAAGCTGAATTTTTTTTGCTGTATGAAGTCCTAGAGAGGGCATTGGGACTCGAACCCAATTCATCTGCTTGGAAGGCAGAGGCACAGCCCATATACCATACCCTCATGGAGGCTTATCGTAACCACCACGCTGACATTTATCGACATTCAGTGTCGTAATTTTTGGAGCAGGATCTCCGCGGTTATTAGCCTAAGCGGTTCACCTGCATGATTGTATCCAGTAGAAAGTTATCCAGTTCGGTTGTATCATGATTAGTAACACCACCTCTTTCTGGCTTTAGTTCTACTAGCTTACTGTTTATATACTCTGACAGTAGCTCAGACTTTTTGGACTTTCCAAGTTCCGCCCCAGACTTTTTTGCCTCCACTAGATTCAAAATTTCGTTTTTTACCTCAGCGTCCATGTCTATCTTTTCGATAGTCTGTAGGAAGCTGGTTGGAGGCATCCTGTCAAACTTATTGATGTACTCAATAGCTATCAGAGGTCTAAGAACATAAAGGTATTTTTTCATGCTTACAACCTCTTCACTAAGATACCTAGCGAAATTACCTCTTGCCATATGATAGTAGTGATACTTACAGGTTGTTGCATTGTAGAAAACATTAGAAAGGTCAACAAGTTGATTGTAAAACGTCTCGTCTTTTCTGTACACTTTAGGGGAATTTATCCACTCCATAAGCGTAGGGTTATATTTTTCCAGGAGTCTAAGTGCTTTATCAAGACTCCAGCCGTTGACATCCAGAACTTTATTCACCGGAAGTTCTATAACGTCTCTGCCCCTATATATTTTAAAGTAATGTTCAGGACTCGGTGCATATATAAATCTGACATCAAAGTCACTATCTACAGAGTCAAAACCCCATGCGCGACTTCCAGATTCACATGCATACAGAATCTTTACTTTATGCTCTTTTTCTATGTCGTCAAGTATTTTGTTTATTCTTTCTTCCATAGCGATTCCTTTCGTGTAGCGGGTCTGGAAATTGAATCCAGCTTTTATGGCTTATGAGGCCATTTAGACATCCTTGCCTACCACCCGCTATTTAAATAAATAATGTGGAAAAAAGAAATCCACAAACCCCAACAAATAACGATAGAACGAGGTCTGTCAACTCGTTCTTAATCTTACCTCTTTCTATTTGACTAATTCTGTAATATATTACAGACACTAAAACTCCTATTTCTATGCTGAGTATCATTTAGTCCTTACTTGTCTCTTTTCATTGTGGATAGGGCAGGAGTCGAACCTGCAACGAAAACTTTCGGGCTGATTTACAGTCAGTTGAGTTCACCAATTCTCAATGCCTATCCAAAAAACAGACTGCTTATTTTACCTAGAGTTGGTTTTTTTTTTGCTGTTTGCAGTCTAGTACTCCTCGAGGGACTCGAACCCCCAACCAACCGTTAATAGGACGGGTGCTCTCACCATTGAGCTACAGGAGTATTTGTAATATTCGGGAGGAGGTCAGGTCGCTCATCTGTGCGCTTGTTTAGCGAAGGTTTATAAACGTCTCTATAAACTGCTTGCACATCAGTGCCACGCGCCATTCTTCCTACTCCTCCGAGCAGGAGTACTTCACGCCTTAGTTGACGGGATGCCCTCACTGCTCCTCCCTCCTATTCAGTTATAAAATTACTACTCTTGCGTATCTTTCTGACAACAAAGTTCTTGTCATAACGCTTACAGGATTAACTTCACCACTTAGTACGTTCTTCATAATGCTAGGTGAAAATCCTGATACCAAAGCTGTGCCATCCTTGTTATAGGATACAGGCACTCCTACAGAAGTTCTTAGGTTCCAGAATACAGTGTTTGGTACTCTGTATCCAGCCTCAGCATACTTTCTTTCGATTACATCCATAGCAGTTTCTGAATAAGCACCTACTGCCTCATTGAATTGCATGTCTGATAGAATTAGGATGTCGTCAGGCATTTCGCTCTGAGCTACACCGTTTCTTACAGCACTATTTAGAATAAGGTCAAATACGGCTACGATGTTTGTTGATTGAGTCCAACCGGAGGTTAGAAGCTGGTCAATTCTATTTGCTAGATTACCAGACAAAACCTGTAATGTAGGACTGGTTGAGAATGTAATGAACGCATCCTTGAATGCACCAACGTTTCTCTGTGATATATAAATACCTAACGCTACTGATGCTAGGATTGGAAGAGCGTCTCCCATCATCATGCTTCCTGACACATCACACACAGGTAAAATCTTTCTATCTGTGTTTACGTAGTTTGGAAGAGACGACCATTGAGCCTCCAATACATCGTCAAAAGCCTTTACACCATACTTGTATGTTGACTTGCTATAGGTGTATGCTCTGATAATGTCGTGTGGATAAATAGCTCCGGCATTAATCTTGTTGCCGGAATTTGGACTTGACAAAGACTTAGCCCAAGCACCAAATCTGCTACCATCTCTTAGAGTATAAGCATTTCTGTACTTATTGATTGCCTTTGAAGGAACTGTGCTGTAGTCAATTCTGTTCCACTCGTTGTTGCACATAAGAGTCTCAACTACCTTGGTAGCAGAAGACAAAAGCCTTCTATACTTCTTAGGCTTAATTCCCCAGATGGAGATCAAAGCCTTAGCCAAGCTTCCTTGACTCTTATTCTCTCTAGGCATCCACTTAGCACAAAGAGCGTTTCCCTTGTTCAACTCTTCCCAGATCATGGAAGCTACACTATCTTCGATAGGAGTTCCCAAACCTACTAGAACATCGTCCCACCTTCCGTAGAAGGGAACATTGTATAGGTTAGCCTGAGCGTCATCAGGATGATTTCTACAAAGCCACGCATACATAATTCTGAAAGTACGGCGACTTCCTTGACCCTCTCTAACATCTCTGTTGTAAAACAAAGACTTCAAAGCCAACTCTCTATTTTCGTAGAAGGCGTTTGAGAATACTGAACGAATAGTAGACTCGTCTACACCGTCATTCCACCCACCCATCTTGAAGAATAAATCCAAGTTCTTGTTTCCAGAAGATGAGTTTGTCACCATACCGTTTTCAGTACGAGTATTTCTTGTCTGCATTGCGTTTAAAAGTGACATATCTAATTCCTATCCTTTCTGCCGATGTGAGCGGCGGCTCGGATGAGCCATACAAAAAATTGCTGTAAGGAATAATCAGACTACCATTAGTAGTTTTTTTCCGAAACTGTTTTGAGTTGCTGTGGGTAGTCTAGTGCCTCCGCAGGGATTTGAACCCCGAACCAATCGCTTAAAAGGCGACTGCTCTATCCGTTGAGCTACAAAGGCAAAAAAAATGCTAGTCTTTCCTAGCAGTCACAGGTCTACACCCTGTCGTAAAGGAGGATAAAATGCCAAAAGCATTTTGTGGGCAAGGGAGGATTTGAACCTCCAAAACACTATTTTTGAGATAGTTACGTATGCCAGTTCCGTCACAAGCCCTAAAGTCTGTGGTCGTGAAAATTATAAATCCTTCTATCGTATGGACTTCTAGTAAGTGGGGAGTATACAACTCCTGGGACTAAGAAAGAAAATACCACTAAAATTAACAGTAATCCGAGTGCTATGTATACCGGTAAAAATAGTGAAACTATAAGTTTTTTTATTCGCATTTTACTCCTTTCTTATTGTGCAGATGGAAGGACTTGAACCTTCGACCAATGACGTATCAGATCACTACTCTACCACTGAGCTACACCTGCAAGACAGACTGCTTCAATTAGTATCCATAAAAGGGAAAGTTGATTTGGTTTGCTGTTAGCAGTCTTGTGGCACTGAGAGGACTCGAACCTCCGACACGATGATTAAGAGTCATCTGCTCTAACCAACTGAGCTACAGAGCCATATTATTTTGTAAACCGGATAGGTTTCTTCTATCCTAAGATAATGAAAGTATAAAAAAGCTAGTGTTGGTATGCAAGCTAAAATAACAATCACTAACAGTAGAATTACACATAAGATTATTTTTTTTCATTGCTTCCTTTCTAGGCGGTCAGTAAAGGAGTCGAACCCTTTCATACGGATTTGGAGTCCGCTTTGCTCCACAGCATACTAACCACAGGAGGACAAGCTGAGAATCGAACTCAGACTCTATTCTTACCAAGAATATGTGCTACCTTTACCACTACAAGTCCATGACGGTTTTTCTTTTCAAAGACACAACCAGAGCTCCCAATGAGATGCTTGTGTACGAGGAACCGTCGAAACTCTCGGAGCAGTGCTCGTCAGCAGAGGCTCAGTGGATGTGACAGGACTCGAACCTGCAACCCTCTCCGTGCAAAGGAAATGCTCTCCCAATTAGAGCTACACACCCAAAATATTTTTTTATTTCTTATATAAATCTTCGTAAGTTTTTATGTTGTGACAGTTTGAACAGAGAAGTTGAAGTGTTGTTATGTTTACCTTACCCAATAAAATTAGTTGATGAAGCCTAGCCCCCTTTTCAGTAGCAAGAATTCCTTTGTTTCCTCTTCTTAGTGGAACTATGTGATCTATTTCAAGAGCCCTTACATCATCTTTATATCCACACCTAACACACTTACCTCCAAGCAACTCTATAACTTTATGTTTGTTCATGACCCTGTATTTTCTATGAGCCGTTCTTTGATACTCTTTTCTTTTTTCTTTGTCAATAATAGGCATTTTAATATGTCCTTAAGTTAAGTGGACAACCAGAGACTTGAACTCCGAACCTTCTCTGTGTAAAAGAGATACTCTGACCATTGAGTTAGTTGTCCATACTCGGAATTATCCGAGTTCGTCCTCGTCATCTTCGGCTGACTCCGCCAAAAGTCTTGAAATAACTTTATCGTAGTAGCCCATCATTTCAAGGTGGCTATCAGCCTCCCTTGATTTTGAGTCTGCGTAATCATAGTTACCGTTTGTTCGAGCGTTGCTTGCTTTTTCAGTGCATTCATTGTACTTTTTAGCGTGCTTATCGTAAGCCGCCTGAGCTCTTTCCAACGGAGTTCCGAACAAATTACCAAAAAAACCTGACATAGATTAATCTCCTTTTCTTACTAAATTTTTACTTACTAGTGCGACCAGAAGGTAACGATCCTTCCTACTCGATTCTTCAGATCGAAGCTAATCCGTCTCAGCTACAGTCGCAAAGCCTCTATTTTTTTTCTTCTTTACTTTATCTGCTCTTTTTATAATAATCTCTTGAATTAGAAAGGTGCTTTTTCCAGAGACTACCATTCCGTTCCTTTTCTTACGTCTTTTCTTATCGCGGCTGTTTGCTTTGTTTATCTTCATCGTTATAATCCAATTATACTACATATGCCCTACTTAGTCAATACTTTTACATTAGAAGAAGATAAGTATTCCCTTTCTAGCAGTGATACTAAATCATAATCTTCTATAAAGTACAGGCTAGTGCCTTCTACAAAGTTGCCTATAAGCTGTCCCAGGCGCAGTTCTGGGTAGGTCTGCCAAAGACTTAGAAGTCTAGCTATTACAGCCTTCTTTTCTTCCTGCGTAACAGCCCTTCTATATGTCCTTCTTTGGCTATCTACATCATAACCCAATTCTTCGAGTATCACGTCTTGCTTAGATTTGCCCATTAGTTACCTCACTTTTCTTTTCAATAGCGCACTCAGAAGGAATCGAACCCTCACTCGTATAGTCCGTAGCTATATGTTTTATCCATTAAACTATGAGTGCATAATGCAGGAGGCTGGAACGTTTATACGGAGTAGTTACTTTTCTTACGTTATCTTTCCGTGACCGCACTTGTGATCCTGCATAGAGAGCCTAATGGGAGTCGAACCCATAGTCACGGTTTTGCAGACCGTAGCCTTTACC